TCCCAGCCATGCTCGTCGAAGCTCGGTTGGCCTGCGCCTTGCTCACCGGGCTTGCCCTCACCTTGGCCGTCGGGCTGCTGCTCCTGCTCCTTCTTCAGTATGTCGAAGATTTGCTTGGCGCTCATGCCGTCGAACCGCTCATCATACAGCCCCATGCGGGTGCCATCTGGGTTGCGCGGGAACTTGCACACGGTCTCGCCGGGGTCGGCCTTCACGATGATGCGGTTAACCACGTAGTCACAAGCGATGTTGGAAAGCTGGGGGTCAGCCTCAAACAGCTTGCGCCATGTGGTCAGGTGCCGAAGCCCCTTGTGGACAGCCTCGTGCAGGCACACGAAGGACAGCTCAGAGACGGACAGCTTCTCGACGAAGGCAGTGCCGTACACCTCATCTCTTCCGTTGGTATATGCCGATGAGGTCTTGTCGCACAGGCTCGTCTTGCCCACCGACATGAGTCCAGCCCACAGGCGTAGGCCCGGTAGCTGCGACCGCATCACGTCGATCTTGGCCTTCTTCAGTTTGCGTTCTGGTTGCATGGTCTTGCTCCTACGTTGTTATCACCACTCATATTGCTTGAGCATGGTATTCAGCTTGTCCTTCAGGTCGGTGCGAACACCTGCGTCCTCCTTCACATCGTCGATGTCCACACCAGCGATGGCCTTCTCAAGGTCGCGCCGCGCCTGCTCCAGCTTGGGGTCCTTGGTCAGGTTCAAGTGGGTCAGCATCTTGCACAGCTCAGCGGCGTTGCCGATGAACGTATCGTGCCAGCGGGTCACCGTCCCATCCGGTGCAGCCTCGACCTTGACCAGCTTGTCGGTCATCGCACTGATCGTGGTGTGCAGCCTGTCCCATGGCTCACGCATGGCCTCGGCCAGCCGGACATCGAAGGCGTCATCGTATTGGCGACGCATCTCCGCCATCTCCTGCTGCGGTAGGTCTAAGCGAAAGTCACCCGACTCAGGCACCGGGGTAAACACCAGACGGTAGCCGAACTTGCTACGCACTTCCTCGACGGACGGGTAGTCCTCTGGATTATACAGCGCACCCAGATGCTTGGGTGCGTCGGCCAGCAGGCGCGGGTAGTCACGAAAGAACGCCTCGGCCTTGTCCGTGAAGTAGGTCTGCCGACCGTTCATCTCTGACTTGTAGTCGAAGAACAGGGAGGTGGGCAGCAGGCGCGGGCCACGGTCAGACCATGCCATCGTCAACTGGTTGTGTCGTAGGCGGCAGGCCGCAGCATAGTCGGCCAGCTCCTTGCGAAGCGATGAACCTGCCGTGAGGTTCTTACGGAACTGACCTGCGTCCGTGGTGGCGCTGTTGTCGTCGGTCACTTGTCGGGTCACCGTCTTGTCCACCTTGTTGCCGGTCCAGACGCTGATGTTCAACTCCACAAGCATGGAGGATGATGCGATGCTCATTGGTTTGCTCCTAGTGTGTTATCCCTAAGCGCGCGGCGCTAGGGCTTGACGGATTACAAAATATCTGCGTTCTCAGCTGCCCACTTGGTGAAGTCACCATTGCGGAAGGCGATGGTCTGCTTGGTCTTGCTGCGCGCGAGGCTAGTGCAGAACACAGCCTGCGGCTCGGCCTCCATGCGAGACACATACTTCATGATGGCCGACATGGTGTCGGCCTCCACTGCGCGCTCAAGGTTGAAGAGCAGGGTGATGATTGCACCTGCGGACGCAGGGATAGGTGCCGTGTCGGGTGACTTGAGGATAAGCTCACGGCTAGGCAACTGATCTTGGAACGCAATGAAGTGCTGCATGTCCCGCGCCGCAGGCTCACCGATGGTGCCGATGAGTGCAGCCAACAGGGTGTTCTCGTTGAACTTCTCACGCTGCCACACGATGTGCGATGCCTTCTCCAGTGAACGCGGAGTCACAACTTGGCCAACCTGCACACGCTTGGGGTTAGGCACGTAGGCGTTGCTCGGGTCGAAGTCTTCATCGCGGAACGATGCCAGCGCAGTCGGGGTCTCATACACCCACGCCAGCACAACAGGGTGGACGTTGTTGGCAGCGCCCCACACCAGCCACTCATCAGGCGTAGCCTGCCGCGACTCAATTACAGTGAAGCGGTTCATGGTATGGGCAAGGAACGTATCGCCCAGCCCCTCTTCCGTAAGGTTACCAGTGGCGATGATGATACTGCCTTCGGGTAGCAGCTTATCTGCAAGACGCTTGGGGTTCTCGAACATGGGCAGCACCATCTGCTGTATAGAGCGCGGAGCTTTAGGAAGCTCGTCCAGCAGGATGACCACGCGTTTGCCAGTGGTCAGCTTCAGCGCCTCGTTGGTAAAGAACCGCATGACGCCGGCCTCCTTGTCGGGGAACGGGATAGCCGTGTCGCCCTCGGACTTGGCGGTCATGTCGAAGTAGACGTATTCGTATTCGTCACCCAGATACTCGGGCAGCATCTTGAGGATGCTCGACTTGCCGATGCCCATAGGGCCACGCAGCAGGATGTTGTTTGTTGTGCCGACCGCAGCGATCAGCTGCGCTGCCTCCTTGAGGGAGACACGCGAACCAAAGTTGATTGAAGTCATGTTGTGTTTGCTCCTTCATTTTTTACCGTACACGTGTACGGTGTTGGGTTTGCTTACTCAGGTAAGCAACTAACGGGGCGGGTTGGTTCCCGCCTCACCCTTCTCTTATAGCAGGGTAGGTGGACAAAGTCAAGGTTCAGTCGACGGTGATGCTGACACTGATACCCACACGGTAGTGGTGATACGCAGAGCCGCCTGTGTCGAGATCGGTTCTCTCTTCGCCCACACGGGCATACTCCCAGCAGGCGCAATGCGTTTCGAAATCCTCGGTATTGAACGCTGCCTCGAACCGCTCGATGTCAGCCCATACGTCCTTCACGTAGTCGAAGTCATCATACCACTTCACGTCATCATACTTGACGGTGATGATGCCATCACGGCTTTCGATGAAGGGGTCTGCCTCCCTCGGCCAGTTCTCCTCTACCCATAGCTTGATAGCTGGGAACATCTCTAATTTGTTGGGGTTCGCATAGAAGGCGAACGTCACATCGCTACGGTAGCCCATCAGCTTGTCCTCTTCGGGTTGAGCATCGTCAGCTCTGCCTTGTTGGTGATAACAACGTAGTTGCTCTTGTTTAATGGTGCGCTGCACCATTTCACTGCGCGCGCAGCGAAGTCGCCACACGACAGGCAGGTGTTGTAGCCCAGCAGGGCGCGGCGTTCGGAGTATGTCTCTCCACAGGATATGCACTCAGGCATTGTCTTGCTCCTTCTTAGTTAGCGTACACGTGTACGGTAAACGTAGGCTGCATCTGGATGGCGCATAGCCACGTCAGACCAGACCGCACTCGGTGCCGACAGGCAGGCGGTCCCAGCCAAAGTGTTTCTTGAAGAACCGCAGCGCCTCGCGCTTGTTGGGTGCGTAGATGGGGTAGAACATCTCGCCACGGCAGTTGACCCAGTATTTCCGGCTCATTTGCCTTGCCCAAACGTGTCAATGTATGTCGCCATGTCCACCATCCACTGGGTAAAGGCACGGTTACGGAACAGCTCTTGCTGGTTGTGGCGCTTGTCGCCCTCCCGCAACGCTTGCCTAACAAGCGCAACCGCCTCGTCGTCGGGCAGGGTGCGAAGGTGGTCCACAAAGTTGTCGGCGTTACGTATGTGTCGCACATACTCCAAGATGGTCATGTCCCCTTCAGCGAACGCGATAGCGTCCAGCAGGCTCGGCTCCGGGGTCATAGCCGCTAGTTGCTTCCAATCGGTCATTGTAAGATTTCCTTTCTACCATACCGTACACGTGTACGGTGATTTTCGACGTTGCTCGTCGCGCAGGGCGGAGTTGCCCTGACTTGTTACGTGTAGCACATAAGGAGAACAAAGTCAAGCTATTGTAAGATTATTTTCTTACAATGCAGTGTAAGATTGAGAGAAACCCAAAAGTGCCGTCTTACGCACTTTCTTACGCGAATCGGCCTATAAAACCAGCGTGTTAGCTCTGTATTGTAAGATTGAGAGGAGATTTTAAGATTTATTATATAGGGGGGGAAAAATAGGAAAAAACCTATTGAGAGGATGTGGTATCGGCGGAGAAGCCCGCGAATCCGGGTATCTTTTAAAAACTAGGAAAACGGCCTCTCAATCTTACGATACCCCTTAACCCGTTGTGGTTGCATAACTTTTTCGGCGTAAGAACCTCTCAATGCACCTCTTACGCACCTTGCGTTTCTTACAATAGATTATCGTACACGTGTACGCTAAGTCCTACTGCTCAGCCCACTATCATTTTCTTACAATACGGATTCAGTCCTACCGCTCAGCCCACTATCATTTTCTTACGCCAGCGATGCGCCATCCAGATGCAGGCTAGTCCTACCGCTCAGCCCACTATCATTTCTGGCCGCCGGGGCTTGGACGGCAGGCACAAAAAAAGCCCGCTAGGCGCATGGCCTAGCGGGCGACGGGGAAGCGGGGGAAGCGGGGGAGGCGTTGCGGCCTCCCCCTAGGGTGTTAGGCGTTGCGAGCTGCCTTGCGGGCTGCCTCTTCCTTTTCAGCCTTTTCGGCAGCGGCCTCAGCCTTGGCAATCGCGGTTGCCACCTTGGCCAGCCCCTTGAGCAGGGCAACCTCAGCGCCATTGAGAGCGACACCGTCACCCGCATCAACCTCACTCAGCGCGGCGAAGGCAGCCCGCAAGATTTCCTCGCGGGTGGCAGCGCGGGGGCCGGCTTCCCCCTTGCTCTTGTCGTTCTGAGGCGCATCGCGGTTAGAGCCGGCAGCGCCCTTGGCCGCCGTGCGAAGGGCAGAGAGTGAAGCCGCTTCCCGCATGGCCTTCGCCCTGTCACTGTTGCCACCCTCAAGCTTGAGAGCGCCAGCCTCAATGCGGGCTGTCATGCCTTCGTTGCGGATAGCGTTGGCCAGCGCAATGGCCCGCCCTGTCATGGTCCAAACGGCGGGGACCGCATCGGGCAGGTTGAACATGGCGCGATGGAAGCCGCGCTTGAAAGCCCCCTGCGCCACCCGGCTAACCTGTCCTTGACCATTGAGCACCCATGCGGCGGTTTCGGTACCAAATTCGGTATAACCGATTGTAACCACATGTTCGTGAACGTCACCCTTGCCGGTGGTGACGTCGAAGGACCATTCCCGCGATGCAACGCTGTCATCGCTAAAGCCGGCAATCATGACAGCCTCAGCCGCCGCACCCTTCGCCTTGCCTGCCTTTGTTTGGTCGTCGCCCTGAATGGCGGCTTGAGCCGCAACCGCCAGCGAGGCGGCGGCTTCCTCAGATGTCAGGGAAGCGGTCTTGATCTCAGTAACGTTAATCATGGTGTGTTGCCTTTCTATGGCACTTGCGCGGGGACGGAATGCCCCCGCCCCCTCTACCTGCCAGAGTACCTAGAGACTGTCAAGGCAGGTGCAAGGCAGGGGCAACGCCTATCAGTGTACACGTGTACACTGATTTCCCCTGTAACATCAAAGGGATAGCGGGGGAGAAACCCGCAACAAGGGCGGGGGGTGCGAAGGGGCAAGGCGCGAACCCTACCGGGGGGCCACCCCCCAAGGCACAGGAAATCCTAGCGCTTCTATATACATACTATTTTGCACTGCCGATCACGTTCCCTAGGAAACACCCCCCTTACAAAACCAAATCAAGACCCCCCCACCCCCTATATATTTTTCAAACACTTACCCCCACCCCTGCCTGTGGCAAAAGACCCCCCTTGATGGGACCCAGACCTCCTGCTATCTGCCGCCATCCTCCCCCTAGCGGGGTAACCCGGATAGTCAGCAGCTTCGCCCGTTGCTGGAGGGCCGGACCACACTTTACATGTAACCCCTACGCCCCTATAGATAAGGTCTGCATCCCTCAAACCGGACGCTGCGCCTATGTCCAAAGTTAAGCTGAACCCGACGGACTCTGTCCCGCTACCCTACAGCCCAGAAGATGTTGAGACCCCCAGCTTCATGGATGAGCTGATGGCGGCGTCGAATACGGCTGACTTTTTGGAAGAGATGGGTGTCCCGCTGGAGGTAGACCCGGCGACGTACGAGCGGGAGAAGGCGCTCCTTGAAGGAGCGGTGAAGGGCCAGCATGTGGCTCCGCTAACAAACTATGCGACCGCCCTTGGCGCTAAGGCGTTCCTCCAACAATATGGTCAGAACTTGGCGCTCGACGTAAGCCAAGTCCGCTCGGCCCTTACCAATAAGCTGTTAGAGATAGCCAACTGTGGCGAGACCAAGTTCGAGCTTAAGGCTATTGAGCTGCTCGGCAAGCACAGCGATGTGAGTCTGTTCACCCAGCGCAGCGAGATCAACATCAACTATAATAGCCCCGAGGCGCTCGAAACCGCCATCAAGGAACGGGTCAAGCGCCTGCTAGACGCCGAGGTCATCGACGTTACCCCTGTTGGCGTAACTCTGGACGACGAGTTTGGCTTCTACGAAGGCCCCGAGGACGAGACTTCTGAAGAGGACGCTGAATGACGTCTAGCATCAGCTTGGCTGATCTACCAAAGATTCTCCCCCTGCTGCCGTTGCACGAGCAGGAGCGGTTGCTGGCTGAGCTTGAGAAGCTGTCCGACCTGAAGAAGCGCAAGCTGTGCCGGGAGAAGTTCCTGTCGTTCGTCAACGAGGTCTGGCCGACGTTTATTGCGGGTCGCCACCACGCCAAGATGGCAGATGCGTTCGAGCGCGTGGCGCGCGGAGAGCTGAAGCGGCTTATCATCAACATGCCGCCCCGGCACACCAAGTCCGAGTTCGCCAGCTACCTCCTGCCCGCATGGTTCCTTGGCAAGTTCCCCCATAAGAAGGTCATCCAGTGCTCTCACACAGCTGAGCTGGCGGTGGGCTTTGGTCGTAAGGTGCGCAACCTCGTCGACACCGAGACGTACCACGAGATTTTTCCTGACCTTGTCCTCTCGGCGGACTCGAAGGCCGCAGGTCGTTGGAACACCAGCAAGATGGGTGACTACTTCGCCATTGGTATTGGCGGCGCTGTGACCGGTAAGGGTGCCGACCTGCTCATCATCGACGACCCGCACTCGGAGCAGGAAGCTGCGCTAGCAGAAGTGAACCCGGATATTTACGACAAGACCTACGAGTGGTATACTTCCGGTCCCCGTCAGCGTCTGCAACCGGGCGGTGCTATCGTCATCGTCATGACCCGGTGGTCGAAGCGCGACCTGACGGGCCAGATTCTTAAAGACGCAATCCAGAACGAGTCTAGTTCTGAGTGGGAAGTCGTTGAGTTTCCAGCAATTTTGCCGAGCAACAACCCGCTGTGGCCCGAGTTCTGGTCGGTTGACGAGCTCCTGAAGGTCAAGCGCGACGTCCCTAACTCCAAGTGGATGGCGCAGTACCAACAGAACCCGATTTCGGAGAGCGCTGCTATTATCAAGCGCGAGTGGTGGCAGACGTGGGAGCGCGAGACGCCGCCGCAGTGCGACTTTATCCTGCAATGCTGGGATACGGCCTTCGAGAAGACGCAGCGAGCGGACTATTCCGCCCAGACCACGTGGGGTGTGTTCTACCACCCAGACGACAATGGTATAGATCAGGCCAATATTATCCTGCTGAACGGTGCGCGCGACCGTGTGGAGTTCCCCACGCTCAAGCAGTGGGCCATCGACGAGTATAAAGAGTGGGACCCAGACAGCGTCATTATCGAAAAGAAGGCGTCAGGGGCACCGCTCATCTACGAGATGCGCTCCATGGGCATACCGGTGCAGGAGTTCACCCCGACAAGGGGTAACGACAAGATCAGCCGTCTAAACGCTGTAGCGGACATATTTGCCTCTGGGCGGGTGTGGGCCCCAGCAACGCGCTGGGCCGAGGAGGTTATCGACGAGGTGGCTGAGTTCCCTGCGGGTAGCCACGATGACTTTGTCGACACCGTCTCCATGGCGATGCACAGGTTCCGGCGCGGAGGCTATATATCTACTACGCTAGACGCAGACGACGAACCGCTGTATTTTAAAAGCTCACGCAGGCAGGGTTATTACTAATGGCAATTGACAAGGCTCTTAACGCCGCCCCCACTGGCTTGACTGCTATGCAGCCGACGCTGGACATCGACGAGCAGTACGCTGAGCCGAACGCGCCTGAGATCGAGATTGAGATTGAGCTCGACTTGGACGACGAGGGGGAAGAGGACGAAGCGCCTCCGGGGTTTGACGACAACCTTGCCGAAGACATGGACGAGGGGCAGCTGACCGAGCTGGCGGGCGACCTGCTGGGTGAGTTTGACGAGGACATTAGCAGCCGCAAGGACTGGATACAGACCTACGTCGACGGCCTTGAGCTGTTGGGTATGAAGGTCGAGGACCGCACCGAGCCGTGGCCCGGTGCCTGCGGTGTGTACCACCCGCTCCTGTCTGAAGCTCTGGTCAAGTTCCAAGCTGAGACCATGATGGAGACGTTCCCGGCCCAAGGCCCGGTGCGGACGCAGATCATCGGTGAAGAGACCCCCGAGACGCGTGACGCCGCCCAGCGTGTGCAGGCGGATATGAACTACGAGCTTACCGACGTCATGACGGAGTATCGGCCCGAGCATGAGCGGATGCTGTGGGGTCTGGGCCTGTCAGGTAACGCCTTCAAGAAGGTCTACTTCGACCCGAGCTTTGGCCGTCAGACGGCTATGTATATCCCCGCCGAAGATGTGGTGGTGCCCTATGGGGCGTCCAACCTTGAGACGGCAGAGCGCGTCACCCACGTGATGCGTAAAACGCCTAATGAACTCAAGAAGTTGCAGTCGAAAGGCTTCTACCGCGAAGTCGAGATGGCTGACCCCGTCGACAGCTTCGATGAGGTCGAGAAGGCCATCGCGGAGAAAATGGGTTTCCGCGCGTCTTCGGATGACAGGTATAAGCTTCTTGAAATGCACGTCGACCTCGTGCTTCCGGACGACGAGTTTGCCAAGGACGAGTCCAAGGCCGGCATCGCCGTGCCTTACGTAATTACCATCGAGAAGTCGTCGCAGACCATCCTCGCTATCCGTCGTAACTGGAACCCAGACGACGAGATGAAGCAGAAGCGCAACCACTTCGTGCACTACGCGTACGTTCCGGGTTTCGGCTTCTACGCCTTCGGCCTCATCCACCTCGTGGGTGCCTTCGCCAAGTCGGGCACCAGCCTTATCCGTCAGCTGGTTGATGCAGGTACGCTGAGCAATCTGCCCGGTGGCTTCAAGACCAAGGGTCTGCGGGTCAAGGGGGATGACACCCCCATCGCTCCGGCTGAATGGCGTGACGTCGATGTGGCGTCAGGTACGATGCGCGACAACATCATGCCGCTGCCGTATAAAGAGCCAAGCCAAGTCCTCTATAGCCTTCTGGGTACCATCGTAGAGGAAGGCCGTCGCTTCGCTGGCGCTGCTGATATGAAGATCAGCGACATGTCGGGTCAGGCTCCGGTCGGCACCACGCTGGCTATCCTTGAGCGCACCTTGAAGACCATGTCGGCGGTGCAGGCGCGCATCCACTACGCGATGAAGCAGGAGTTCAAGCTCCTCAAGAACATCATCCGCGACTACACCTCGGACGACTACGGCTATAAGCCAGAAGTTGGCCCCAAGCGCGCCAAGCAGAGCGACTACGACAAGGTGTATGTCATCCCTGTGTCGGACCCCAACGCCGCCACCATGGCGCAGAAAATCGTCCAGTATCAGGCGGTTATCCAGTTGGCGCAGTCGGCTCCGGGCATCTACGACATGCCTTATCTGCACCGGCAGATGCTTGAAGTGCTGGGTATCAAGAACGCCCAGAAGCTCGTCCCACTGCAAGACAGCGACGAGATGAAGCCGCGCGACCCGGTCAGCGAGAACATGGACGTCCTGAACATGAAGCCGGTCAAGGCGTTCATGTACCAAGACCATGAAGCGCACCTCGCCGTCCACATGGCGGCTATTCAAGACCCGAAAATCCAGCAGATGGTGGGGCAGAGCCCCAACGCACAGACCATCATGGGGGCTATGACGGCTCACTTGCAGGAGCATCTGGCGTTCGAGTACCGCCGTCAGGTGGAAGAGCAGGCGGGCGTCCCGCTGCCGCCGCCCAATGCTGAGATGGACGAGAAGACCGAGCTGGAGGTGTCTCGCCTTGCCGCTGCCGCTGCCCAGCAGCTGCTCCGGAAGAACCAAGGCGAAGCTGCCCAGCAGCAGGCCCAGCAGGCGGCACAGGACCCGGTCATGCAGCTCCAGCAGGCCGAGCTTCAGCTTAAGGCCGAAGAGCTTAGGCAGAAGGCGCAGAAGCTTCAGGTCGACGCCGCAGATAAGGCAGACAGGCTGGACATCGAGCGCGAGCGCATCGCCGCTCAGAAGGAAATCGCCGGTCTAAACGCCGGGGTTAAGGTTGCCACTGATAAGGCACGTCTGGCGTCGGACGAGCAGCTCGAAGGGCTGCGTGTGGGCGTCCAAGTTGCTCGTGAGAGCATGACAACGGCGCAACCCGCGCCACAAATGCCGGCCAAACCCGGCGAGGAGACTGCATGAGCAACGACATCTTCCGCTATCTGGCGGATAAGAACAACGAGGAGATCAAAATCCTCTCTGACGATTTGGCGCGTGGGCACGCCAAAGACCACGGGGAATACAAGTACGCCGCTGGCGTAATTCGTGGGTTAATGATGGCTAACAGCTTCATCGCTGAAACTGCCCACAAAATGGAGACTGACGATGACTGATACAGAGGACAAAACTCTGTTTGACGAGCTACCTACCCTCCGTAAAATGACCAATGTCGAGGCGGCTAACCAGCCGGTTGAAGACAAACCCAAGCAACTGCCGGAACCATCGGGTTATCGCCTTCTGTGCGCGGTGCCTGACGTCGAGGAGAAGTATGCCAGTGGTCTGTACAAGGCGGATATCACCCGACATCACGAAGAGCTGACCACCCCGGTGCTGTTTGTGCTGAAGGTCGGCCCCGACGCCTACAAGGATGAGCGCAAGTTCCCCAATGGCCCGTGGTGCAAGGAAGGTGACTTCATCCTGACCCGCCCGCTGGCCGGCAGCCGCGTGAAAATCCACGGTCGGGAGTTCCGTCTTATCAACGACGACAGCGTTGAGGCTGTTGTGGACGATCCGCGAGGCATTTCGCGCGCCTAACGGGGGCGTTTTCCCGTACAAAGGAGAGAAGTGATGGCTACCAAGCCTGCTGACGACGATTTCCAGTGGGAAGTCGAAGCTGAAGACGCCGAAAATACCCAATTGGAGGTGGTTGACGATACCCCGGAGGCCGACAGGGGCCGTGAGCCCATGCCAAAGGAGATTGTCGCGGAGCTGGAGAGCGACGAGCTCGAAGAATACTCCGATAAGGTCAAAACCCGCCTCAAGCAGATGAAAAAGGTCTGGCACGACGAGCGCCGGGAGAAGGAACGCGTCCAGCGTGAGCAGCAGGAGGCTCTGAACGCCGCCCATCGCCTGCTGGAAGAGAACCGTCGCCTGAAAAAGACGCTGTCTGAAGGCGAGCAGTCACTTGTTGGCAGCTATAAGCAGACTGCCGAGTATGAAATCGACGCCGCCCGCAGGGCATACCGCGATGCGTACGAGTCTGGTGACGCTGACAAGGTTGTTGACGCTCAAGAAAAGCTCTCGCGGGCTACTTTGCGGCTTCAGCAGGTTGAACAGTATCGACCTACTTTACAGCAGGAAGAAACTGAGGTAGACACTGTACCGCAGCAGGTGCAACAGCCCCGGCTCGACCAGAAAACGGTTACGTGGCAAGAGCGTAATACGTGGTATGGAACCGATCCGGAGATGACTGCATCGGCTCTCGGGCTTCACCAGAAGCTCGTTAATGAACGTGGCCCGCAGTATGTGGGTTCCGACGAATATTGGACAGCCGTCGACACAACGATGCGCCGTCGATTCCCCGATTACTTCGGGGGTGAAGAGGCTCCGAAATCCTCTTCGCGCGAAAACAAGAGCGCGAATGTCGTAGCTCCTGCTTCACGCAGCCGGTCCCCCAAAAAGATTGTGCTGAAACAGTCCCAGCTGGCCATCGCCAAGAGGTTGGGTCTTACTCCCGAGCAGTACGCTCGTGAACTCATGAAGACGGAGAACTAATATGGCTACTCGTGATAATCGTTCCCTTGACGACGTCATGGAAACTCTCGGTGAAGCGCGTGCGCCTCGCCAGACGCGTGAAGATACAAAGCGTGTCGAAGTTTGGGCCCCAGCATCAACGCTGCCCGAGCCAGACAAGCAGCCGGGTTACGCCTATCGCTGGATTCGTGTTTCCACGAACGGTGAGAAGGACCCCCGGAACATTTCGGCCAAGCTGCGTGAAGGTTGGGAACCTGTTAGCATTAGCGAGCAGCCCAAGTTTAGCCTGATGGTCGATCCGGACAGCCGCTTCAAAGACAACGTCGAAGTCGCAGGGTTGCTGCTTTGCAAAGCTCCGATGGAACTGATGCGCCAGCGTAAGTCTTACTTCACTGGTAAAAATCAGTCTCAGATGGAGTCCGTGGACAACAACTTTATGCGCGAGAGCGATGCTCGTATGCCTCTCTTCCGTGAGAAGAAGTCATCGACATCATTTGGCAAAGGCAGATAACAGGAGCTAATTATGGCTTATCCCGCTGTTGAAGCCCCCTACGGGCTTCTCCCGATTAACCTTATCGGCGGTCAGGTGTTTGCCGGTTCCACCCGTCAGATTCCGATTGCTGTCAACTCGGCCACGGCCATCTTCTATGGTGACGTCGTCAAGTTGATCAGCGATGGTACTCTGGAAAAGGATACCGGTACGAGCGCCGCTACCCCGGTAGGTGTGTTCCTTGGTTGCACCTACGTCGATCCGACGTTTGGTCTGACCTTCCGTCAGTACTACCCCGGTACCACGAACATCAACGGCATCACGGCCTATGTGCTGGACGATCCCGATGCGCTGTTCAAGGTCGCCGTGGTGTCGAGCGGCACCACCATGAGCTTTGTGAACCGTACTTCGGTCGGTAACAACGCTGTTCTGGTGCAGAACTCGGGCCAGACGAGCACCGGCAACAGCCGCGTGGCCGTTAGCTCGACCACCGCAACCACCTCGACGTTTCCCGTGCGCGTTATCGACGTCATCCCCGACACCGCTAGGGCGGGTAACCCCGGTTCGTATACCGAGGTTATCGTCAAGTGGAATCAGGGTATGCACCAGTACCTCAACCCAACCGGCGTGTAAGGAGACTGAACAATGGCAATTTCACGCGCACAGCTTCTTAAGGAGCTTCTGCCGGGTCTGAACGCCCTGTTCGGCCTCGAATACGCACGCTACGGCGAAGAGCATAAGCAAATCTTCGAAACGGAAAGCTCTGAGCGTTCGTTCGAAGAAGAAACCAAGCTCTCGGGCTTCTCGGCTGCGCCGGTGAAGAACGAAGGTTCGGCCATCGCTTATGACAACGCGCAGGAAGCTTGGACGGCTCGCTACAACCACGAGACGATTGCTCTCGGGTTTTCCATCACGGAAGAAGCCATCGAAGACAACCTGTACGACTCGCTGTCGGCCCGCTACACCAAGGCACTTGCTCGTGCCATGGCGTACACCAAGCAGACCAAGGCTGCGGCTGTCCTGAACAACGGTTTCGACGCCGATTATCCCGGTGGCGATGGCGTGGCTCTGTTCTCGGCTTCGCACCCGTTGGTCGGTGGCGGCACCAACTCGAACATCCCCAGCACCCCGGCTGACCTCAACGAAACCTCGCTTGAGGCTGCGGTCATCCAGATTGCTGCGTGGACCGACGAGCGCGGCCTGCTGATCGCGGCTAAGCCGAAGAAGCTGGTTGTCCCGCCGAGCCTGATGTTCGTTGCGACTCGACTGCTGGAGACCGAACTCCGCGTGTCGACCGCCGACAACGACATCAACGCCATCAAGTCGAACGGCGCTATCCCTGAAGGGTACACGGTCAACCACTTCCTGACCGACCCGGACGCATGGTTCCTGACGACCGATGTGCCGAACGGCCTGAAGCACTTTGTTCGTACGCCGATGGCGCAGAACATGGATGGTGACTTCGACACCGGCAACGTTCGCTACAAGAGCCGCGAGCGTTACAGCTTTGGCTGGTCTGACCCGCTGGGCATGTACGGTAGCGAAGGCGCTGCCTAAGCTAAGTCCTAGGGAAGTTTAGGACTTCGAGACCCCCCGGCGAGAGTCGGGGGGTCTTTTTCTGTCCGCTATAAGGCCGGTGGTTCGTTATCTAGACCTGTAACGTTACCTGTAACTAAGTCTCCTTATCCGTGCTTCAAACCTAGCAGACCACACTTTGTTTTCGCAGGTACATGTTGTAAGAGGATGGTATGACTAGGGCGGAGGCAAAAGCTGCGGGGCTACCCCGTTACCACGGGAGACCTTGTCAAATTCATGGCACGACCGAGCGGTACACCGCAAATTGCGAGTGTTGCGCGTGCGCGTGTGTGAGGACGGCAAAAGACCATCAGAAGCATCTAGCTAAACGGCGCGCCGTTAAGGCTGCGTATCGAGTAGATCACCGGGAGGAGGCCCGCGATAGGTCGGCTAAATGGAGCGCAGAAAATCCCGATTGGGCGCGCGAGCGCGTGGCTATATGGCATAGGGAGAACCGCGATAAGAGTTGCGCCAAGCGCGCTAAACGCCGTGCGGCCTTGGTCAACCGCACACCCGTATGGGCGGATTTAAAAATTATAGCCGAAATCTATGCCGAAGCACAGAGACTGACCGAGACCACGGGGGTCCCGCATCATGTAGACCATATTATCCCGTTGCATGGTAAGACTGTATCGGGGCTACACGTAGAGGGGAATTTGCAGATTCTCACTGCGCAAGAAAACTTGCGTAAGAGCAACCGTGTGGTATAAGTGCGAAACCGGAATTATACCCGTGCCGACTGGTCCGGCAGACGTTGCAGAGACGGTACGGGGGATGTGCTGCTACACGGAGATAAATAATGGCGAATACCACGTTCAACGGTCCGGTACGTTCTGAGAACGGCTTCGAGACCATCTCGATCAACTCGTCGACCGGTACGGTTACCGTCACCTCCACCCTTGGCCCTGCCATGTCGGTTACTTCTCTGGCGGCAACTGGCGCTGTCACGGCAGCTTCGGTAGCGGCAACTGGCAACGTCACGGCTGACAGCAACATCGCGCTTGTCGCTGGCGGCGCTTCTGCGTTCATCGCAACCAACACGGCTGCTGGCATGGGCGTCTACATCGGCTCGGGTGCCCCGACCGTGGCTGCTGCCAAGGGTTCAATCTATCTGCGCAGCGATGGTAGCTCGGCTTCGACCCGCTTGTTCGTTTCGGATGGCGGCACCACTTGGATCGCCGTAACCACCGCATCGTAATAGCTCGATAGGAGGGCCACCCCTATGGGTATGCAATACGATGTCAAATCCAAACACCGGTCTACTTCAGGTGTTGCGTACGGTTCCCGCACCCGCTTGAAGGGGGCTATTATTTCTGCAAACGCGACTGCGGCAGCAAGGCACGTCCTTTTTATGGACAACGATCCGCAAGCGGGTACGTACAGCATTACCTCAACCACACTAACAGTTACGGTAGCAAATAATCTCGTTGCCGGTGATAGGGTATTCCTAGATTTCACCAGCGGTACCGCTGTGGACGGCGCGTACACCGTCCTTACTGCTAATGCCACCACCTTCACGGTTACTACGGCGGCATCGGGTACGGGTAACGTAACGGCCTACTTAACTGTATTGTTGGAAGCTGATAGCTATAATGCTGTGGCATACTCTATCCTTGTTCCCGGCGAAGGCATTCTAGCTGAAAATGGGATTTATGTAGGGTTGGATGCTAACCTAACCACTACAGTTTTCTACGGGTGACATATGCAAGCAGTCAAAGGCTTCGATATGGCGGGAAAAGGGGTCTTCATCGGCCTCCCCGCCTACGACTTCAAGGTGTCGCTGAAGCTTGCGGTCTCGCTTGCTCGCTTCGCGCAGCTGGCTCCTAAGCACGGTATCGACATCAACATCGGCAGCGTCTGTGGCTGCTCAGTGGTCTCTCGGGCGCGCAACCTGCTGGTGCAGGACCTGCTGGAGTCGGACGCTGATTACCTGCTGTTCATCGACTCGGACATCAACTTCGAACCCGAAGACATCCTGCGCCTGATGGCGTGGGCGCAAGACCCCAAGAAGGGTATTGTGGCGGGTGTCCCCCGCGTCCGTGACGTCAACAAAACCTACATCGCAAACCTCGACCATGATGAGAATGGCGAATTGACGATGAATGGTATGGGTCTTGTTCGGGCTACGCGCGTAGCTACAGCGTTCATGCTGATTCAGCGCAAGGTCATCGAGGACATGATCGCCGCGCACCCGGAGTGGAAGTACTACGACAAGCGCTGCGAGAAGACGGTCCCGGCCCTGTTCGACTTCAAGCTCACCGACGAAGGTTACATGGGCGAGGACTTCCTGTTCTGCGACCGTGCCCGCGAGCTGGGTTATGAAGTGTGGGTCGATCCGACCATCAGCCTCGGCCACATGGGTGTGCAGGAGTACACCGGTAACTTTGGGGACGACGTCCTCTACCCGATGATTGTTCCGCAGAAGGATGTAGCATGAAGCGCAAGAAGCGTTACGCCGATGGTGGTGGGGTAGACGAGGAACTCGTCGTCGAGGGTATGCGCCCTCAGAATTTCAACCTTGCTTCTCTGAATCGTGGTCCGTCCAGCGGTGGTATGGGCCCGTCGATGCCGGGTGGCGGCGGTGGTGGTATGCCCACTCCTACTTCTACTTCGCGTAGAGGTGCTTCACAGCCCGCTAATACCGTGCGGTTTGGTAAGGTTGGTACTGTTGCAGGGCCGGTGTACGGTGCAGAATACCAAGGTAAAAATTTCAATGTTGGTGCGGGTCTTGGCCGAGGACTGATGGGTAGGCAAGGGGCACCTATGTTTGGTGCCAACGCGAATTTTGAATTTGCCAAAGGCGGTAAAGTTAAAAATAAACCTGTCAAAAAGATGGCCAAGGGCGGTTCTACCGCCTCCAAGCGCGCCGATGGCTGCGCCACCAAGGGCAAGACTAAAGGAAGGTTCGTCTGATGGCTAAGATCGACAAAATCCTCGGCTCCATCTCCCCGATATACGGCATGGTCAGTGGAGAAGGTCTGTTCTCCAATACACGCAAGATCAGCCCCTTTATGCACGCTATTGGCGAAAGCGATACCGCTGCCGACAAGCGCCGCCGTGCGGCTAAAGCAGCTACTGGCGATACTTCTGCGGAGGGGGCCACAGGCATGAAGCACGGCGGCGCGGTTAAGAAGATGGCCAAGGGCGGCAAGCTTACCGATCTTACCGGCGACGGCAAAGTCACTCGGGCTGATGTTCTCAAGGGGCGCGGCGTTCCGGGCTTCTCCAAGGGCGGCTCCACCGCTTCCAAGCGCGCTGACGGCTGCGCCACCAAGGGTAAGACGAAAGGTCGGTTCGTATGAAGAAGGACCCGAATAACGCCTACGGCTCTAAGGCTGCGCGCGAGAAGGCTATGCAAGATGTTCAGGCGGACATTGATATGCGTGACTTCGCTGACGCCGCTCCAATTTCGTTTCGGAAACGAGCCGGGGATATTGGCCCGCTGACTAAAATGGAGCGGATGGCCAAAGATGACGTATATAAAAATCGCGTTGGTCCCGGTCGTCGCTTGAGTGAAGCAGAAGGTGATGCCACCCGCAAGCGCCTCATCGAGAAGTACGCCAAGGAAGCCCCTGCTTCAAAGATGCCGTCGATTGGTGACACTATCGCCGCAGGCAACCGCGCCTCTAAGGAAAACGCCAAGGACGCAAAGGCGGTTGCAGCGACAACCCCCCGCAAGAGACCGTCGATTGCAGCGTCCATGGATAGCGCCCGCCGCGTTGGTCGCCAAGAAGGTGATGAGATGCGCAAGATGGGTATGGCCAAGGGCGGCTCCGTCTCCAAGCGTGCTGACGGCTGCGCGGTGCGCGGTAAGACCAAGGGGAAAATCTGCTAATGGCTAAGACCCCGGCTTGGCAACGTAAGGAAGGCAAGTCCGAAAAGGGCGGGCTGAACGCCAAGGGGCGTGCGTCCTACAACAAAGCCAATCCGGGGAAGCCGGGGCTCAAGGCCCCGCAGCCTGAAGGTGGTGCCCGTAAGAAGTCCTTCTGTGCCCGGATGTCTGGGATGAAGAAGAAGCTGACGAGCTCCAAGACCGCCAACGACCCGAACAGCCGCATCAACAAGTCCCTCCGAGCGTGGAAGTGCTGATATGACCGACGACGCAAAAACTGCGCTCGACACAGCCTCGGTGTTCACCGTTGTCGGAACTTTAATGGACGTGCTTCCGGCTGTTGCCGCCATCTTCACCATCATCTGGACTAGCATCCGTATCTATGAGACAGATACGGTGCAAAGACTTCTCGGAAAGGACTAACATGCCTAGCAAGACCCCCAAGCAGAAGAGCTTCATGGCCGCTGTGGCCAACAACCCCAAGTTCGCCAAGAAGGTGGGCGTCCCCTCTAAGGTCGGTAAGGAGTTCGCTATGAAGGACAAGAAGATGGGCATGAAGAAGATGGCCTCTGGTGGCGCATGTAAGGCCGCTGGCGGTCTGGCCGCTGGTCACAAGACTGCTGATGGTATCACCAAGAAGGCTAAGACCAAGGGCACGAAGCCGAAGATGGCTATGGGCGGAAAGATGAAGGGCTGCTGACATGCGACCGAGTCGGGGTATGGGTGCCATAGCGGCATCCAAGATGCCAAAGGCGAAGACTATTCGTCGGAAGGATAACCCCGGCGAGGTCACCATGTACGCCAAGGGCGGCAAGGTTAAGGCGAAACGCATGGCTGAAGGTGGTAGCGCCAAGGACGCGTGCTACTCCAAGGTCAAGGCGCGATACAAAGTCTTCCCTTCCGCCTACGCCTCGGGTGCTATCTCCAAGTGCCGTAAGGTCGGTGCCAAGAACTGGGGTAACAAAGGTGGCGGTTCGTAAAACCGAGAAAGGCGCTTCGCTCAAGCGCTGGTTCCAAGAGGACTGGAAGGACGTCCGCACGGGTAAAGCCTGCGGGCGTCAGCCGGGTGAGAAGCGCGGCACACCTTACTGTAGACCCAGCAAGCGTATTTCTGATAAGACCCCCAAGACGTCGTCAGAGATGACCCCCACGGAGAAGAAGACGCGTATCGCTCAGAAGAAACGGTTGGGGCAGCCTCCGGGTGCACCTAAGCGTGTACAGGCAGCGCGGAGACAGAAATGACCACCAGCGGTACCGCAACGTTCGACCTTAACCTGAACGAGCTGTTCGAAGAAGCCTTCGAGCGGTGCGGTGCCGAGATGCGCACGGGCTATGACTTCCGCACGGCGCGGCGCAGCCTGAACCTGCTGACCATCGAGTGGGCCAACCGGGGGATAAACCTGTGGACTCTTGAGCAGGGGTCGATCCCCATGGTGCAGGGGCAGATCACCTACAACCTGCCTGTGGATACAATTGACCTTCTGGAGCAAGTTATCCGCACCAACGCGGGTTCGGGCCCGAACCAGATCGACATCAACATCACCCGCATCAGCGGCGATACCTACATTACGATCCCGAACAAGAACGCGCAGGGGCGTCCTATTCAGGTGTGGATCAACCGGCAGTCAGGTGCGACTACGCCAACGGGTGTACAGAACCCGCAGATCAATGTGTGGCCCGCCCCGGACCAGAGCAACTACTACACCTTCTTCTACTACCGTTTGCGCCGTATTCAAGACGCCGGCACCAACGGCCTCGTGACGCAGGACATCCCCTTCCGCTTCCTGCCGTGCCTCGTGGCAGGCTTGGCGTACCATCTCTCGTTGAAAATCCCCGGCGCGCTGGAGCGGGCTATCCCGCTTAAAGCCATGTACGATGAAGCTTGGCAGCAGGCTGCCGACGAAGACCGGGAGAAGGCCCCGCTGCGGATCGCCCCCCGTCAGTATTTCCGATAAGTTATGCTACACGGCCCATTGTTCTTGGCATGGGCTGCGGGGTTTTTCGACGGCGAAGGCTCTGTTTTCGTTGAGATAGCCCAGAACAAAAACACTCGGCGTAAAGTACGTACTTTGCTAACCGCGTCCGTTACTCAGACGTCTACCCCATGCCTGAACCTGTTTAAGGAGCATTTTGGCGGTAATATAGCGCCGATAACCAAGAGCCGTCGACACCACATGAACAACTCTGTCTGCTACGTGTGGCGCGTACGTAGTAAAGATGTGATAGCGTTCCTTGAAGCCATAGCCCCTTATGTGGTAGTGAAGAAGGAGCAAGTAGAGTTAGCGCTTCAGTACCCACTTACGCCAGCAGACGGCAGGAAATATGCGAGTCCCTATAACCCACTGCCTGACGAGGTCCATAACCGGCGTATGGAGATCGGGCAAAAACTCAGAGACATCCGGGCGTCGATGAAGACGGCTTCGGCAGTGAGGGAGGATATAAGTGCCTAATCGCTTTGCCTCCGGCAAAAAAGCTATCGCGGAGTGTGACCGTTGCGGTCAGCGCTACAAGCTGAAAGAGCTCAAGCAGCTCGTCATCAAGACGAAGAACGTCAACATCCTTGTCTGCTATACGTGCTGGGAACCTGACCAACCTCAGTTGCAGCTGGGTATGTATCCCGTGGATGACCCGCAGGCGCTGCGTAATCCTCGCCCGGACGTCAGCTACTTGCAGAGCGGCTTGAACGACAACGGCTTTCCAAGCGAAGGTAGCCGCGTGATCCAGTGGGGCTGGAACCCCGTGGGTCTCGACAATCCACTGGGTTTATCTGGGCTTCCAAATACGCTATTAGGACAAGGTCAGATAGGCACTGTGACGGTAACGACGGAGAACTAAGATGGCCAAGGGTGGTAAGACAAACGCGCAGATGCTGGCGATGGGTCGTAACCTCGCCAAGCTCGCCAACCAGAAGAGCGGCAAGAAGCCGGTCAAGGACATGGGTAAGGTGAACAAAAATGGCTAAGTTCAGCATGAAGATGGGTGGTAAGGAAGTTGGCCCCGCCAGCGTCTACGCGCAGCCCCACACCATGACGGGTAGCACGAGCGTCGATCTCGGCAACAACGGCTATCCAAACAACATCGCCAACACTCAGACCCAGAAGACGCGCGGCACTGGTGCGGCGACCAAGGGCACTGGGCATAGTACAAAGATGGGTTGATGAACTACGCTCAGCTCTTTGAGACCATCAAGGGGTACGTCGAAAACGACTTCCCCAACACCTCGTGGACGGATTCTGCCGGCACGGGGACGGTGACGTTTACCTCAACGGAGCAGATCAATACCTTCATCGTCAACGCCGAGGAGCGTATCTTCAACTCGGTTCAGCTTCTGGACCTACGCAAGAACGTGACGGGTAACTGCACGGCGGGCAACAAGTACCTCTCGGTGCCGTCTGATTGGCTGGCTAACTTCTCCTTGGCTGTGATCGACGCCAGCGGGAACTACGAGTACCTGCTGAACAAGGACGTCAGCTATATCCGTCAGGCGTTTCCGAACCCGAACACGCAGGGTATCCCGTCTCACTACGCCTATTTCGACGAGAACTCGTACATCCTCGGCCCGACACCGAATGCTTCTTACTCCGTCGAGCTGCACTATTTCTACTACCCTCCGTCAATCACGACTGCGAGCACCTCGTGGCTCGGGGACAACTTCGAAAGCGTGCTACTCTACGGCTCCCTGCTGGAGGCTTATACCTTCATGAAGGGTGAGCAGGACGTGATTGTCGGCTACCAGAAGCGCTACGACGAAGCGCTTGCTCTGCTGAAGCAACTGGCCGAAGGCAAAAACCGTGAAGACATGTATCGCAGCGGTCAAGTCCGCTACCCGGTGAGGTAAGCAATGTTCAACGGAATCAGTGGCGTCGGGGACGTGATGGTTATGGCGACCGAAGGGCGTGGTTTCACGCCCGAAGAAATTGCCGAACGCGCGCTGGACAAGATCATCTACGTCGGAGCGCAGGCGCACCCGGCTATCCGTGACCAAGCCGAAGCTTTTAAGGGCAGCATCCGTCAGGTGCTTGTGCAATACATGCACGAGGCAGTACGGTCGCATAACGTGACTCTGGTGAACAAGTTTAAACAAGCGGGTCATTCAGAGCTGATCCCGATCCTCGACGCATAAGGATACCCCAACATGGCAATTACCCAAGCGATGTGCACCAGCTTTAAGGCCGAGCTTATGCTGGCCGTGCACGATTTCCGCGTCACCGGTGGCGACACCTTCAAGCTGGCGCTGTACACCTCGTCGGCTACGATTGACGCGAACACTACGGCTTATACCGCTTCAAACGAAGTGACGGGCACCAACTACACCGCTGGCGGTGGTACGCTGACGCGTCTGGGTGTCGTGACCTCGAACAATACGGCTTCGACGGGCGTCGGTTTCACCGACTTCTCGGACCTGACCTTTGCCAACGCGACCATCACGGCTCGCGGCGCGCTGATCTACAACACCACGCCTTCGGCCAACTCGAACGCCAACACCACGCTGACCAACGCTGCGGTGTGTGCGCTGGACTTTGGTTCGGACAAGACCTCGACGGACGGTGACTTCACTATCATCTTCCCGGCAGCAACCAACACGACCGCCATCATCCGGATTGCCTGATGATTGAAGAGCTTATCAGCCGGGTGTTTTACGCCCGCAACGTAGCTCATTTTGAGCACTGGACCGCTAACGGCGTCGGTGCCTTCGCGCGTCACCAGTCGCTGGGTACCTTCTACGAAGAGGTCATTGAAGCTCTGGATAGCTTGGTAGAGGCATACCAAGGTGCGTTTGAGCTTATCGGCCCGGTGCGCGCCCCGAAGACCAAAGCGACGGACATCCAGCTCATCCTCGTCGAGGACGCAGAGTGGATCGAGAAGAACCACGAGAAAATCTGCAAGGGCAACCGTGCCGTGGCCAACCTCATCGACGGTGTGACTGAGGTGTACCTCACCACGACCTACAAACTGAGGAACCTGATGTGAGCTTCTGGGATCGTTTTGAAAGCACCCGCGACGGTATTGAGGACACGGTCGAGTTCACGATCCGTATCGCCGTGATCACCTTGGCCTGCGTCGTGCTGGTCGTCGTGGCCGCGCTGGTCATCGGCCTGTTCGCGCCGAACCATCTCGTAGACAGCGACAAGGTGTTTGAGATTGTTGGCCCTGCGTTCAACATGGTCATCGGCGCGTTCGTCGGTCTGCTGGGTGGTCTGAGCCTCAACGCCAATGCGCGTGATAAGAAGCCGGAAGAGCCTGCGCCTGAACCGGCCCCTGTGGTTGACGATGATGGCATGGCTCCGTGGGAGAAGTATCGCAACGACCTGCGTTACGATGCCAACGGTGACGGCGTGGTTGACGAGAGCGACTTCCCTGACTGGCGCAATCCGGGGGCGTAAGTGACTGGTAATCTCTCCACCGTTGAACTGATCGGCCAGCTCTGGCCGGTCGTTTTGGCGTTCATCTCCCTGACCATCATCCTCGCCAAGATGGATGTGCGCCTCGGTGTGGCCGAGGAGAAGATCAAGACGCTCTTTGAACTCTGGAACAAGAAGAAGGACGGATGAGCCTCGTAAATCTCCAGAAAAAGATTGGCGTCACCGCTGACGGTGCGTTTGGCCCCGGTACGCTCAAGGCTGCCGCTACCTACTACAAGCTGTCGCCTAACCGCGCTGCGCACTTCTTCGCCCAGACAGCGCACGAGAGTGGCAACTTCACGGCGTTCAGCGAGAACCTGAACTACGGCGCGAAGGGGCTGCGCGGCATTTTTGGTAAGTATTTCCCCACCGACGTCATGGCCAAGATGTATGAGCGCCAGCCACAGAAGATTGCCAACCGCGTTTATGCCAGCCGCATGGGTAACGATGATGAGTGGTCGGGGGATGGCTGGAAGTACCGTGGGCGCGGTGCACTTCAGCTGACGGGTAAGTTGAACTACCAAGCATTTTCCGCCTACATCAACCGCCCGGACGTGATGACGAACCCCGACCTAGTGGCAACCGAGCTCTGTTTCGAGTCGGCGTTGTGGTTTTTCGACAAGAACAAGCTCTGGAGCATCTGTGACCAAGGCATAAACGACGCCGCTATCCTTGCGCTGACAAAGCGGATCAACGGTGGTACACATGGTCTAGATGACCGCATGGTGAAGACAAAGAAGTTTGCTGGGTGGCTGGCATGATCCCTAACCCTATTATGCTATACGCAGCGGCAGGCGCTCTCATTGTTGGTGCAGCCGCAGGGTACAAGGTCCGCGACTGGCAGTGTGACGCAGCGTACGCAAAGGCTATGGAAAAGGCTGAGAAGCAGCGCGTCAAAAAGCAAGAGGTGGTAGATGTTATTTCGCAAACGTACGAGGCCCAACGCGATAAAGCCAATGGGGTGGCGACCGAGAGAACCTATACCATTCGCGAAATATACAAAACGGCTCCTGCCGTTCCTGTTGATTGTGCCGCTCCTGATGCTGTGCGTAAGCTGCTCGAAAGCGGTATCCGTGACGCCAATGCCGCGTCCTCCGGCGAACCTAGCGTCGAAGTGCCCAGCGCTTCAGAACCCGCCGCTGGTGCTGCTCGACCCTGAACGGGCGCTCTGGGAAGCGGACATGATTGCAAAATACGCGGATTGCAGTATAAAACACCGGTTGACGGTTAAAGCATGGGAAGACGCAGTAGCTGTAAAATGACGTTTGGCTCTGAGGAGAAAAGACATGCTTGCTGGCTATAAGACCTACATCACTGCTGGTGTGGCTATCGTCGTAGCTGTAGCTGAGTATCTGACCGGTGACGCTTCGCTGTCCGCTACCTCGCAGCTGGTGTTCACCGCACTGCTCGCTGCGTTTGTCCGCAACGGCATTAAGTAAGTAAACGTCCATGGCGGGCGTATCCGTAGAACTTACGGGCGTCTACGCCGAAACCTCTAACGGTCTTGGCTGGAGCGCTGGGGCGTGGGGGCGGGGAGCATGGGGCTCCTCGGTCAACAACTGTGAGTTTGTCTGTGACGCAAATATAGCGGTTACGGGCGTAGAGGCTACTGGTGCGGTTGGCACTGTATCTATTGTTGCTCGCGCTCAGACGCTCGTTACAGGCGTAGAGGCCACCGGTGAAGTAGGGTCTGTTGTTGTTAGCGTTAGCACTCAGGCGCTTGTTACAGGCATAGAGGCTACTGGTGCGGTTGGCACTGTATCTATTGTTGCTCGCGCTCAGACGCTCGTTACAGGCGTAGAGGCCACCGGTGAAGTCGGTACTGCCGTCGTTCAAGCTAAAAGCACCGTAACCCTAACCGGGGTAGAAGCATCCGCGCTGGTCGGGGATGTAGTTGCGCGGGCCGGTGCGTATGTTTCGGTTACAGGTGTCGGGGCGACAGGTGAAATTGGCACCGTCACGACAAACTGCGAAGCAGTTGTAATTGAAGAAGGCGTTGAGGGGGTCGGTCTTCTTGGGACGCTCGACGTTGCGGGTATAGCCAAAGTTACTCTTACTGGTGTCGAAGCTGAAGCCCAGCTGGGTATCGTCACACAGCGTTCAAGCAACCGTGTTCAGGTTACAGGTGTCTCGGCAGCGGTATCGGTCGGCACGGTCACGGTAACCAGCAGTGGGGTTGTTTTTGCCACTGGCGTTGAAGCTACCGGTATTGTGGCTAGGGTGCTAGTCTGGGGTGTTATCAACGACAACCAGATACCTAATTGGCAAGTTGTTGACGACTCGCAAAGCGTAACTTGGTCTGCTATAGATGATAGCCAGACGCCAAGCTGGACCCCAGTGAACGACTCGCAATCTACCACATGGGGTGCTATAAACGACGGCAACACTGTGGTATGGACCGAAATACCGACGTAAGGGACCAAGATGCCTAGCACGTACAGCAACCTCAAAATCCAGCTGATGGCCACGGGTGAGAACAACACCACGTGGGGCGACGTTACCAACGTCAACCTCGGCACGGCCTTAGAAGAAGCTATTGTAGGTTCTGCTGATGTGGCGTTCTCGAACGCCAACGTCACCCTTACCTTGACGGACACCAATTCTACGCAGTCCGCGCGCAACATGCGCCTCAACCTGACGGGCACTGCCACTACGGGTTATAACCTCGTCGTCCCGGCTATCGAGAAGCCGTACATCGTCAACAACGGTACCGATGGCACGATTACCGTTAAGAACACCACGGGGACCGGCATCGCTGTCCCTGCCGGCAAGACCATGTGGCTGTTCAACAATGGCACGAACGTCGTAGATGTAGTTACCCACCTATCGTCAGTCACGCTTGGCTCAGCTCTTCCGGTTACCTCTGGCGGTACGGGCGTCACCACCTCAACCGGCACGGGCTCTGTTGTGCTGTCGAACAGCCCAGTGCTCGTTACGCCCACCCTCGGCGCGGCTTCGGCCACTAGCATTGCCAACGGCCTTGGCGCAGCCGCTACGCCGTCTTACACCTTCACGGGTGACCTCAACACCGGCATGTGGTCGCCCGGTGCGGACACGCTTGCGTTCAGCGAAGGCGGCGTGGAGGTCATGCGCATCGACAGCAGCGGCAACGTCGGCATCAACCAAACCTCTCCCGGTGCAAAGCTAGACGTTGCGGGGAACGTCCGTCTATCCGGTTCTTTCCCTAACATTGAACTGAACAATGGCGGCCCGATGCTGTATGCGCCCGCCGGAAACACTCTGGGGTTTGCTACGGGCGGCGGCCCCGGCGCTCCGATTGAGCGTATGCGCCTCGATAGCGCAGGCAACCTAGGCATTGGCGCTGCAAGCATAAATTATAAGTTGGAAGTCGGGGGTGATATTCGTATCGCAAACGGCGGCGATCTTCGTGTCAGTTCCGCAACTGGCACAACGACTTCTGGCGGCGACAGCCAAATTTACAATGACGCCAACGACATGATTTTTACAACCGGCACAACGGCTGCCGAGCGTTTCAGAATTGGCTCCGTTGGTCAGTGGGGTATCGGCGGCGCTACCTACGGCGCTAGCGGGCAAGTGTTCTCGTCCCAAGGCGCAAGCACTCCGCCGACGTGGCTGACCCTCGCAACTGTGGCCACGTCTGGGTCGTTTGCCGATCTGTCAAATAAACCGGGTGTTCGCTCAAACGGGCAGAACGTCATTGGCGTTTCAAAAACGCTTGGCTCTGCGGACAATGGCACCAACATTCTGCTCGTCGCGTCAGGAATTACAATCACGTTTCCGTCAACGGGGTTTGCCAGTGGCGAAGGTTTTGCCATTTCAAATGTCAGCGGCGGCAACGTCACACTGTCTGCGCCGGGCGGGTCGGATTTCGGCGCAACGCTTCCTGCCGATGGCACTTTGTTTGTGTTTTGCGACGGCGGCGGGTTCTGGCGTCAATACTGCTACTCCACCAGCCGATTGTGATTGGAAACGAAAATGACACAAATTACAGAGACTTGGTCGATTACTGCGTTGGAATGCTACTCGGAGGTAGCTGGTGAGCAGAACGTGGTGTTCACCATCGGGTGGCTCCTAACTGGAACTGACGATGTGTATTCGGCTACCATACACGGGGTGGTAAACATCCCGATTAGCTCTGGCACCCCGTTCACTCCTTACGCCGACCTCACCGAGGCACAGGTCATCGGCTGGGCGCAAAGCGCCATGGGAGCGGAGCAGGTTGCGGCATACGAAGCCAATTTGACCCTCCAGATTGAGAACCTCATCAACCCGCCCGTCGTAACCCCACCTCTACCATGGAGCGCGTAACATGGAACTGACCCTCAAGCTAACTGCTGAAGAGATCAACGCCGTCTCGCAGACGCTGAGCAACCTACCCACGCCCTCTGACGCGAAGCCCCTCGTCATCAAGATCAAGCCGCAGGCCGTAGGGACGCCAGACTTTAAGCTCCACGAAGATGATTGAAGAGCTCGTCAACCCGCCCGTCGTGACCCCACCGCTACCGTGGGCCTAAGCGTATTATCTTAACCGCAAGGGCGGCTGATGCCTTTTATCAAGCTCCAGTTTAAGCCGGGTGTAAACCGCGACCAGACCGACTACTCTAACGAGGGCGGCTGGTACGAGTGCGACAAAATCCGGTTTCGCTCCGGATACCCAGAGAAAATTGGCGGCTGGGTCAAGGCTACGCCTACTGCGTTTAGCGGCGTGTGTCGCCAGATGTGGAATTGGGTATCAACGTTCAACGACGACTTCCTCGCGTTGGGTACGAACAATAAGGTCTACATTGAGAGCGGCGGCTATTTTAACGACATCACGCCTTTTGCCGCTGCGCTAGTGGGGTCAAACACCTTTGCGGTGACTAACACCCAAAAGCTCGTCACAGTGACCACGACAACGGCACTTCCATCTTGGCTCGTAACCGGAGAACCTGTGCTTATCGCCGGGTTTGTATCCGCCCTTGGTGGTATCCCTATCACCGAGCTTAACGGCGTCCGCACGATAACTAAGACAGGAGCTAACAGCTTCACGTTCACCACGACGACGGCTGCTACTTCTACTACTTCGGTCAGTGGCGCGGGTTACACCGTGCAGGCTGAAATCGAACCGGGCAACGCAATTACCATTGCTGGCCTCGGCTGGGGTGTGGGTACTTGGGGGCGTGACGCATGGGGTCTTGGTGCGACTTCGGGTAGTATTAACCTCCCGCAGCGCGACTGGTGGTTTGACAACTTTGACAATGACCTTGTGCTGAATATCCGCAACGGTCCGGGCTATTGGTGGGTGCGCGGGCTGGTCGATAACCCCACTAACTCTCTGGCTACACATGCGATAACGCTTCAAGATTATGCGACTAGCGAGGGTTACACAGCCAGCGCGGTCCCGGTAAAAATTATGCAGCTGCTGGTATCGCAGCAGGATAGGCACCTCATTGCCTTTGGCGCAGTGCCCTTTGGTTCAACTAGCGAAGTCGACTTCGACCCCATGCTTATCCGCTGGTCCGACCAAGATACTCCGGGCGACTGGACACCTACCCAGACCAATACTGCTGGCGACCTGCGTGTTTCGCGTGGGTCTAAGATTATTCGAGCGCTTCCAACTCGGCAAGAAGTCTTGATTTGGACCGACACCCACCTCTACACCTTGCAGTTCCTCGGTACGACGGACGTCTTCGGGCTTCAAGAGTACGCCGACAACATCTCCATCGCGTCACCACGTGCAGTAGCTTCGGCAGCCAACATCACCTACTGGATGGGGCAGGATAAGTTCTATGCCTACACCGGTCGTGTCGAGACGCTGCCTTGCACTTTGCGCAATCACGTGTTTAACAATCTTAACTACAGTCAAACCGATCAAATTATCTGTGGCACCAACGAGCAGTGGAACGAAGTCTGGTGGTTCTATCCAACGGCAGATAGCAACTACAATAACGCTTACGTGATCTATAACCACCTCGAACGTCTTTGGTACTACGGAACGATTGACCGCACCGCGTGGCTTGATGCTCCACTGCGTCAGAACCCGCAGGCTACAAATACTCCGGTTACCCTTGATGGTATCACCGTTACTACCGGTAGCGGCTATCTCTATAACCACGAGAACGGCCTCGACGACGATACGCTGCCTATGGATAGCTACATCCAGTCGTCGGACTTCGACCTTGATGACGGCGACCAGTTCATGCTGACTCGGCGTATCCTGCCTGACGTTGGGTTTGATGGTTCGACGGCGGGTGCTCCGGAGGTTACTCTTACTATGCGCCCGCGCAACTTCCCCGGCAGCACGTTCAGCGCAGACGCTGCGGATACCCAGCGCGTCATCGAGACTTCAATTGGCGTCTATACCGATCAGGTCTTTGTCCGCGCCCGTGCCCGCCAGATGGCGCTTAAAGTGCGCTCCGAAAATCTTGGGGTCCAGTGGCAGCTTGGTGCACCCCGCCTCGACGCGCGTCCTGACGGGAGGCGTTAATGGCTCTCGACAGGTTCAGGGCATCGCCCCTACCCAACCCCCCGCCACAGTACGACCCGCAGTACCTGCGGCAGGTTATCCGCGTGCTGGAGACCTACTTCTCGCAGCTTGACTCGCGCACCCCTAACAACGCGCAGTCATACACGGCGGACACTTTTAACGGCATCGCCGCTACGAAGCAGGTCACCACGGCGGAAAAAAACGCGCTTACCCCTAGCGCAGGGTGGGTAGTATTTGATACGACGTTGGACAAGTTATGCGTTTATAGCGGGTCCGCGTGGGAGACCGTGACTTCTGTTTGAGTTGAGGCTATAAGTGTAGCCGTAAGGTAGGAACGACGGCCTATGAACGTACAGGAAATGCCGCCGATTAGCGCATCAGCGAACAACACGTCTGTTGTTGGTCGTCCCCCCATGCTTGGTGCTCAGGTGCCCGGTACCACTGGCGGCCTTCCGGCGCAGGGCGGCTTATCTGTTGCCAAGAACCCAATGGCCGAGCAGCTTCGGAGTTACGGACGCAACGGCGACTCCATGCTGGTCCACATGACGCCGGGTGAAGTCGGCGGTCTCCAGCAGCTTGCCATGGCTATGGGCGGTTCGCTCTCCATCAACCCCGACACCGGCCTGCCCGAAGCTAACTTCCTGAAGAAACTGTTGCCAACTATCCTTGGCGCAGCCCTTGCCGCTACCGGTATTGGCGCACCTCTTGCTGCTGGTATAGTTGGTCTGGGTCAGACCGCGCTCACTGGCGACATCTCCAAGGGTCTTATGGCTGGCCTCGGCGCGTTCGGCGGTGGGGCACTTGCTGGCGCTGCTGGTCTTGGTACTGGGGCTGCTGCGGCTAAGGCTGCTGCGGCTAAGACTGCTGCTGGTACTGCTGTGGCTCCAACCACTGGCTTCTCGGGTGCCTTGAACGTGCCGGGTATGCCCGGACTGGATGTAGCGGCGACACAATTTACTCCCGCCATGAGTATCGCCGGCCTTCCGGGGGCGGCCTCTATCGCACCTACGGCAGCTAGTGCCGCTGCTCCTGTTGCAGCAGCTAAAACGGGTCTCGCTGGGTTTGGCCAACGCTTCGGTCAGGCTGCTTCCGCTGGTCTAGGTGGCAAAGCTGCTAAGTTCGCTCCTTACCTAGCTGGTGCGGGTCTGTTCAACACACTTAGCGAAGCGTCCACGCCTACGCTTAGGATGCCGGGGGAAGAGAAGTCCATCGATAGAGGTCCGTACCTGCCCCAGCCGCGCAAGGTGCGGTTCCAGACTCCGGAGCAGATGCGCGAGTCCGGTGGTGCTGAGTTCAGCTACTTCGAAGATGCCAACCCATATCCGGGTTTCATGCCGGCTCCCGGTATGGCAGAGGGTGGCCTTGCGGCTCTCCCCGCTGCGGGTGACTTCCAAGCTACGCTAGACTTCTTCAACCGTAGCCCCGGCGCGATTACGGCGTCGATGTACCCCACTGGTGCCCCAGCTGGTGGCGCAGGTGAAAAGGCATATAAGTTTGCGCAGGGTAATACTCCCTTTGTACCCAGTATAGGTATCCCCGGTTCGGGCGGAGAAACTCTCGCGTCCCTTTTGTCCAGCTTCAGCGGCAATAGCGGCGGGGGCGCGAGCTTCAGTGATCTTGCCAATATGTTTGGTGGTCGTATGACGTCTGAAATTGCTTCAAACTCACCGCTCGACATGACTATGGCTAACTCGCTACCCGGAACCAACCTCGACGCCGTCAAAGTCTCTGGGCAAGGCGTTATGCCTAACTTCAAGCTGGAAGACCTTAATATCAACCCGGTTGATATGTCGAATCCCATAACGTATTCGCCACTGCCGGGTACCACAATCCCCGGTGCAGACGTTTCTGGAGACGGCGTAATGCCCGACTTCAAGCTCGACCCATTGCGTATCAACCCAGTTGAGATGCCGAAAATCAACGTGTCTAGCGATTACGGTGCCAGCAACAGCATGGGTGGTTACAAAGGCGAGTTCGGTGGCTCCAGCCCGCTCAGTGCTACGGGCGGCAACTTGAACAGCACGGATAGCTTCGGTAATAACCTCGACTCTCGGATCAGCGGGGGGAACTACACCCTCCCCCCACTCACCTTCACCCCTCCGTTCACGCTGCCCCCGCTCACGTTCCCCGGTTCGGTTGGCGGCGGTAACCTACCCAAGGACCCCGAAGATTACGTCGAGGAAAAAGCTCGCGGCGGTAAGGTGAATATGAAAAATGGATCGTTCGTTGTTGACGCTCGCACAGTATCTGAACTCGGCAATGGCAGCAGCAATGCTGGTATTGAGCATCTGGCTCGCATGGGTGGTCGTCCTGTTCGTGGTGCTGGCGATGGGGTTAGTGATTCTGTGCCAGCACGTATCGGAGGCCGTCAGAAAGCTCGGGTGGCGCGCGACGAAGTAATCTTCTCGCCGGAAGCGGTCCGCCGCCTCGGCGCTGGTAGCCACAGCAAGGGCACCAAGAAGCTCTACGCTCTTATGAGTAAGGCCCATAGCGCTCGCAAGAAAGCGGGCCGGGGTCAGGACACCAAGGTCGCCAAGGGTCTGGGGGCTCTGAGGTGATTATTTCGCTTGTCCCTTCGGATCACGTAATGAACGTGTGGCCTGCCGTTGCGGGTTACGTGGAGAACGCGCTTGAGTATACCGATGGCCGGTACGAGCTTGATGACGTGCTTGCCATGGTCGAAGGCGGCGGGTTCTTGCTCTGGATCGCCTTCGACGACGAGTCCATCAAAGGCTGCGTAATCACGCAGATTATGGATTACCCCCGCAAGCGTTTCCTCGGTTGTCCCTTCGTTACAGGCGACAACTTCGCATCATGGAAGCAGCCTATGTTCGAGACCCTTCAGCGTTATGCGCGCGACACCGACTGCGTCGGCCTTGAGGCTACTGCGCGTCTCGGTTGGGCACGCGTATTTAAGGATGACGGCTACGAAGCTATGTGGCAAACCTTTCAGCTGCCAGCGGCAGGAGTAACTCATGGGTAAGACGACACCTCCTCCGCAGGCCCAAGAAGTTAGAACCACGCAGAGCAATCTGCCGGAATACGCACGTCCGTATTTCGAGAACGTCACTAGCCGCGCGCAGGCTCAGTCGTACCAACCGTATACTCGATATGAAGCCCCGCGCATCGCTGGCTTCACCCCGGCGCAGGAGCAGGTTCAGCAGAACATCCTCGGCTTGAGCGCCCCAAACCAGTTCGGCTCTGGTTCTGCTCTGGCGTATCAGGCGGGCCTTGGCGCGCTAGGGCAGCAATACGACCCCAATCAGTTCAGCGCGCAGCAGGTTCAGACACCGCAGTTGGAGCGCTACGGCCTCCAAGGGCCTGAGATGTTTGGTTCGCAGCAGGCCCAGCAATACATGTCGCCGTTTATCCAGCAGGCGCTGGAACCGCAGCGGCGCGAAGCTGTTACCAATGCGCGGCGCGCACAGGTGGCTCAGGACCTTGGGTCTGCCCGTCAGGGCACTTACGGCGGTAGCCGTCAAGCACTTGCTGGCTTAGAGCGCGAGCGTAACCTTGGCCAGCAGCTCGGTGATATCGAAGCGCGCGGTATGCAGTCTGCTTTTGAAAACGCGCAAGCTCAGTTTGAGCGCGACCGCGCAGCGGGAATGACGACGGGTCAGCAGAACTTGGAGGCGGCGCTGCGGCAGCAGCAGCTGGGAGCTCAAACTGGTCTTCAGGCGGCGCTGGCTAACCAGCAGCAGGCACTGGAAGCGCAGCGGCTTGGAGAGCAGTCACGCCAGTTTGGTGCAGGCCAACGGTTGTCCAGTTTGCAGGCCGCAGGCCAGATGGGTCAGACGTTGGGTAACCTCGGCCAGTATCAGCAGCAGGCTGATATCCAGCGGCTTGGAGCGCAGGGCGCGGCAGCGGGCGAGCAACGTGGCCTTCAGCAGCAGTATCTTGATCAAGCCTATGCGGACTTCCTGCGCCAGCGCGACTACGACATGGAGCGGCTGGGCCAGTTCAGCAACATCCTGCGCGGCCTGCCGGTGGGTCTCAGCACTACAAACACAACCTACGCAACGCCGCCGTCGTTCGCTTCACAAGCACTTGGTGCCGGTCTCGGTGGCCTAAGCGTGGCCCGCTTGATGGGTGGTCCGTAAGGAGGATTAGATGCCTAAACCGTTTAGCCTCCAAGCCCCGGAAGATATCGCCAAGGAATATGGCGGTAACAAGCAGAAGATCGCGCAAGCGATGCAGATGGGGCTTGTCGACCCCACGGCGGGTACCCTTGCGGGTATGTTCATCGACCGTATGCGCGGCGCGCAGATGCAGGAAGGCGCTCAGGCTCCGACCGTAGCGCAGCAGGTATTTGCCCCTCCAGCTCCACCTGCTCCGCCTATGGGTGGTATGGGTCCGCCTCCCGGTGCTCCTCCGATGGGTGCTCCACCTATGGGCGGTATGCCGCCTGCGCCTCCAATGGGTGCTCCGCCTATGGGTGGTATGCCACCTGCGCCTCCGATGGGTGCTCCGCCTATGGGTGCCCTTCAGATGGGTATGGCTGATGGCGGCTTGGCTATGCTCCCCGTTCCGGACAACATGTTTGATGAGCCCATGGACGGCGAGTATGCCGGCGGCGGCATCGTGGCTTTCAATCCGGGCGGCCTTGCTTCCACGTCTATGGATGAGACCGAAGAGCCGGAAGTGGAAGCTGTTGGAAAGCTACTGCCAAAGGGGCCGGACCAGTACTACGGTTTTTACCTCAACCCCGAAGCGGAGCGAGCCAAGATTGAGCGCATGTACAAACCGGAGCGCGCCGCTAGAGACGCGTTGATGGATTATTTTGGGAGTACTTTGTCTCCTGAAGCCCAGAAAAAGCGCCGCGACGAGGACAAGTATTTTGCTCTTGCGCAGCTGGGTGCCACCATGGCGAGCACTCCGGGTAGCCTGCTACAGGCGTTTGGTGCGGGTGTCGGTAAAGCTCTCCCCGGCCTGCGCGAAAGCGCCAAGGAGCGTCGGGCGGAGCAGCGTGACGCCATCATGGCTCGCGCCCAGCAGGAAGGTCTCAATAATAAGGAAGCCCGTGACATGTACGGCCTCATCATGGAGGGCACCGGCAAAGCTGGTCAGTTTGATGTGAACCGCCTCGACCGCGATCAGAGGACCGAGCTTGCCAAATATGAACAGCGAATGGCCAACTATCGCGCAAGGCTTGCAGACCAAGGAGATAGATATAAGGTTGACCAGACAATCAAGGCCCAGAAGAACTATTTCGAAGGACTTACCGGCAATATTATCAAACAGGTTTCTGCTGCTGCTACGGCTCAGCTCCCTGAGCTTCGTAACAACATCGCTAGTGAAGTTGGTGCCGCCCACAACGCTCTTAAAATTGCTGTTGGTAGTGGCAACAAAAAAGCTGAAGCAGAAGCGCGAGCTGCCGTCGCAGAGGCTGAAGCCAACTATGTCAACGGGCAGGTTGCGCTGGCGATGAACGCTGGTATAGCAAGTGGGCTTCCGAGTGTTCCGCGCGCACCGGGCGCGCCGGGGGGCGGTATGCCCCAATTGCCGCGAAACTTTGTTCTCGACCAATAACGTAGGTGGTTGATGTACCAGACAGCGACTAACCCGGAGACCGGCGAAAGGGTTGCCCTTATTGATGGCCGCTGGGTACCTATCACGCAGACCGCCTCTAACCCTGAGACTGGAGAGCGCGTTGGTCTTGCGGGTAACCAATGGGTACCTGTCGGTCGCGCAGAAGCGCCTACGGCCCCCGACGATCCGGTAGCCCGTGACCGCCAAGAGAGCGCAGCTCGCATCCAGCAAATTCAGGGTGAGATAGCCAAGCGTGAGGAAATGCAGAAAAGCCGCCTACCCGGCGGCAGCGCGCAGGCTGCTACCTTAGCGCAGTCAAACGAGAAAGCCGCAGAGGATATCGAGACTCTACAGCGGCGTCTTGATTATATCGAAAAGACCGGTCAGCTCCCACCCGCCCCCACTACAGGTAGCGTAATTTCGGATGTGCTACGGGGTATCCCGCGCGCGGCTGCTGCTGCTCCGGGTCAGATCGTTGGTGGACTGGCGGGGCTTCTCGGCTCTGGTCTTACTGCGACTGGTGCTGAAGAAACCGGTAGGGCTATCTCTGGGTTTGGGGGTGAGGCCGAGCGCGGGGGGCAACAGTTTGCCGAAAACCTTTTTGGTGGTCGTAGCGAAGCAGCTCAGTTTTCTCCGGGTGCTGCGTTTGCGGCTGAAGCGGGTGAAGCCATCGGCAGCGTTGTACCTTACCTTGCGACTGAAGGACTTGGAGGCGCTGCCGGCTTGGTAACCAAGGGTGGTCGAGCTGCTACTGCTGCGGGTCAGATACCTACTGCTACGCGCGTAATCCGTGGGGCTAATTACCCTATCGCTGCCGGTCAAGGTGCGGGTGAAGCAGGTCAGCGGGTAGAAGCTTTCCGCGAAGAAGGTGGAGAGGTTACCCCGACCCAAGAGTTTTTTGCCCGTCTGGGTGGCGCTGGCCTTGGGTTGACCGAAATCGGAGTCGTTAACCGCATGATTGAGCGCGTGCCTGTTTCTGCACGCCGCGAAGCTTTATCTCGTGTGATGGACGTTACGGAGCGTGCCACCGCCGGTAGAGTTGCTCCCCGTGCTACGCTACAAGCAATTGATCGTACGCTCGCCGCTGTGGAGTCTCGTGCCGTTGGCCGTATTGGTCTTAGCGCAGCGGAAGAAGCGGGGCAGGAAGGTCTGGCTACCTTCGGCCAGAACTTGCTGGCGCAGCAAATCTATAACCCGAAACAAGAACTTTCCGAAGGCGTCCTCAAGAGTATGGCGTTGGGCTCCATCGCTGGGGGTACTGTTCGCGGCGGGGCTGAAGCTGTTCAGAAAGTTTTTGGTGGTCGCCAGCCAGCCGACCAAGAAGCGCCTCCGGTCGCTCCGGAAGTTCAAGCTGAGTTCCAAAAGCTTGCTGCGCAGCAGGTCGCTGCTGTCATGGCGGCGAACCCGAACATTAGCCAAGATGAAGCTACCACGGCAGTGGTTGCGCGTGCAGACGTTATTCTGGAGCAGGCGAGGGCAAATGTCGAAGCGGCGCAAGCGCAAGCGGGAGCAGGACTGGGTGGAGGAGCAGGTGGACCTAACGTGGCTGTCGCTGGAGCAGCTGGGCCAAGCGTTCCAGTTGCTGGCGCTCCCACGCCCACCGGACAAGCTGCCCAAACCGTTCCACAAGCTAAACCCGTCCGAGTGGCTGGCGCTGGAAAGCCTGCTGGTGGCCCTACTGGAGCAGAAGCAGGTGCAGACGGTACACTGACGCCTATTACCGGTAAGCAGGTCACAGCTACTATCCCAACCATCGAGAAGGCGTTTGACGACAACGCCTTGGACTTTGAAGTTTATGGGGTCGAGAAGCTCAACGCCGAGCAGAAAAAGCAGGCCGCGCGCATCGTCCTGCAAAGCCCCGAAGTTGCCCCATACGATGCTATCGTCTCTGTGCTTGATCGTGGTTTGCAGGCTGAACCGAAGGTTACGCCGGAAGTAACTGGAGAACGCTACCCTGCCTTGGAGGCGGCATACGCGCTACCCAACAACAAAACCGCCGAGAAGATGCGGATTATTGCGCCGGTGGTTGCCGATATTTTCACGCGAATTACCGGCCTGAGTACCTCCAAGCTCCCCGAAGGTGACACCAAGAAGGCGTATAGCTCCTCCAATACGCGCATCCTCAACGCCGTGCTGCGGGGGGAAGCAGTCAACCCCGAGACCATCGTCCAAGAGCAGGTGGCTCAGTACAAGGTCCCGCTGCCGGAGACGGCTGCGCCTACGCCTACGCAAGCTGCGCCTAAGACGGCACCACAGACAGCAGATAGTCGGCTGATTATTGAACCGGCGACTGGACGTGAGCAGGATGAACTGGCCAGCACCCTCGGTATGCGCGCCGTTCTTCAGGAGCGTGACCCGGCGATGCCTGAGTTTGACGGCGAGAAGACTTTTTACATCACTAGACAAAATACCGTATCGGGTATGCGGTATTATGTGGTGCAAGCCTATCGGAATCTGGCAACGGGCAAACTGAAGAGCAAGTCCGTTCTAAACGGCGATCAGTTTATTACCTATTTGGACACGAAAAAAGGCGGAGAATACAGCTCGGGCGAAGGTCAAGAGTTTGCATCTCTCGAAGAAGCCAACGCGGCTCTTGAGGCGGCTGCTCAGCGTGAAGCTGCTAAGTCCGCGCCAGCGCCTACGCAAGCTACGCCTACGCAAACTGCGCCTACTGGTCCTTTTGATCCGTCTTACGACTATATTAGAAATCGCCCTCGCTCCACGACGTCAGAGCCCGAACCGGAATACACCCCGCAGCAGATTGCGGAGCACCTTACATATTTCTCACAATCCGAAGCCCAGTCTCGTGGGTACGAGCCCAATACCGACCCATTTGGTATGTTCACTGAAGGCGCGCGTGACGTTGCCCGTGGTGCTGAGCCTATCCCTGACCAGCTAATCCTCGAAAGGTCAGGGCAGGAAGCTCTCGACGCATACAAAGCTGGTATCCAGTGGGCGCAGGATCGTGTTGCTGACGCACAGGCTCCGGCTGCTAAGGCCGCGCCGAAGAAGGCCGCGCCGAAGAAGGCCAAGGCGGCTAAGGCTGCACCTAAAGGGCCGGTCTTCGAAAATATCGCACAGCCAAATACTCCGGAAGCGGCGGCGCTCGTCGAGGAGCCCCGTAACACCGATATCGTGGCACTGGCGGAAGAACTCCCCGAAGCCGACCGGGTTAACGTCCGCGCGCGGCTCGACCGTATCACAGAAAACTACGCTAGAGACGGAGATGTAGAGCGTCTCCTTGGTTCTTTGGAGTCGCTACGTCGAGACGTAGACCGCCGTATCGCTCGCAATCAAGCCAAGCAAGCCCGCCCTCGCATCCGTGGCTTTGAACGCGCCATGGAGGTTATCTACCGCGCCGAGCGCACCGGACAGCTTAGCCCGCAAAGTGCAGCGCTTGTCCGCTGGCTACTGGAGCGCAACCCAGCTATTGCTGAAGAGCTGGCAATCTCACTACGTCTTGGTGGGGCGGATAGCCCAGCCGGCCAGTATAATCCTGCTACGCGCATTGCCACCATCTTCTTTGGTAGGGCGGATGACGGCACGGCGACACATGAAGTGCTGCACCATGCCGAGCGCCTGATGCCTGAAGCGGTGCGTGATGGTATCCGAGCCGCGTGGCGTAAGCGGGTCGATGACCTAATCGCTATAGCCGAGAGAACCGACAACACCGAGATGCGCAACGTGCTGGGCGCGATTGTGCAAGCGTACTACGGTAATCCGGACGCACAGCAGGCGCTGAGAGAGGCTTTCACCGCTGGTACCATCCCCTACTCGGTGTACCACCTGTCGAACCCGTCCGAGTTCTGGGCGGTCAACGCTACAGACCTAATCGGTAGGCGCGCAGAACGGACTGGCTGGGTAGGCGCAGCGCGCACTTGGCTTAGCGACTTCATCGAAACGGTGAAGGACCTTTTTGGCCTGCCCAACGACGCGGCTATTATCACCGGGCTCAAAGCCGTTCTTGCAGCTGAGAGCGGCACCATTCAAGGCCAGATGCTGGCCAGCGCTACGTCCGAGTTTCTAGCGTACGCAGGCGAACGTGCGCAGTTCGCAAACACTAGTAAGCTGCTTGAGGCACAGGCACTGGAAGCAGCTGGAGCCGTGGCAGGTCCTGCGGGAACTACGCGCGCCAAAACCGGTTGGTTCCGTGGGGTGGATAACAAATGGCGGTTTGAAGTTAACGACCGGGGTATGGAGTTTAAGGAAGGTCACACGCCGCTTGACCTTGTTGAGGGGCGCGAGTATCGCCTTGGTAACGTTATCGACCATCCAGAACTGTTTAAGCAATACCCGGACCTTGAGAATATTAAGGTACAGGTAATGGATACCGCAGGTGCAGGTGGTTATTGGGATTGGCAAAACAACCTGATCGCCATTTCTAATAATACACCAAAAAACGTCACTCCATATCTCGACACGTTGATCCACGAAATTCAGCACGCGATCCAGAGGTGGGAGGGTTTTGCTGATGGTGCCAGCTTTGCCAATAACTATTATCCTGTGTCTCTCGGTGCCATAAACAAAACACTGAATTTTCTTAAAAATAATCGCGGCAGGTCCCTGTTTCTATGGGATAAGATGTATCACAGCGATGACCTCAAGGATATGCAGTTCACCCTTGAGAACGCGCGTGACGCGTACGGTGCCGACCTTGATAAAGCCAACGACATCATCGCTACCTACGCGGAGCGCGTCAGCCAGCTTAATATGAGACGGTGGGAACGCAAACGTAAAGCAGCGGACGACTGGCGGAACGGTAACCATCCTGAAGCGGTGAAGTACCGTGCGTTGATTAATGCGCGCATGGAGCTGGGCCGCCAAAAGAATGATTTCTCTATCCAACGTACCCCTGAAGAGCGGGCGGCGTTGGACGAACAGTTTAGAGTAGCTAGCGAGGCTGAAACCGCCCAGTACAAATATAATGAAAGGCTAATTGCTCTTGGTGTCATACCAAATATAGAAATCACCGATCTTATTGATAAAAAAGCTGAACTTGATGCTGAGTATAAAGAAGCTTTCCTAACTAGGGAGAAAGCCAACAAGTTCCTCGGTCAGGATGGTGCGGACAAACTGATGTACTACCTTACCGCAGGTGAGGTGGAAGCCCGTGACGTGACAGAACGTCGGCGTATGTATGAAGCGGATCGGGAGCAAACGCCGCCATACGTGGCGGACCCGTTCGCTGAACTCCAGAACATGATTGTGGTCGACACCTTTACAGGTGCTTCTTCCGCGCCGCCGGTAAACAACGCCACCGTCAACAAGGTAGCAGCTGCCAAGCTGACCAAGGCGCAGATCAAAAGGCTGGAGGAAGCCGCTGGCATCCGCCGGATGAAGATCACCGGTATGCAGAAGCGTATTCTGCGTAGCCGCAGCGCGGAGGAAACGACGAACCTGATGGGCAAGTTGATGCTCATCGCGCGTAACCCCCCCCAAGATGGTAACATCCTTACCAGCCTGTTCAACAGCGTTAGCGACCCCTCGGTGCTCCAGAAACTGCTTGGGCCACAGATGACCGAGGATGTGGTGCGCATCGCCAACGCCTTCGGTCTTAAGAACGTGCAGCGTATCGACGATCTCATGCGCAATGAGTACATACCCTACGTCAACCAGAAGGTCTTGAACGCCAGTCAGACGTCTGAGAAACTGGCGGACTTCCTGTCCCGTACGGAGCTGGGCGGGAGGGCGCTAACTGACGTCACTATCTACTCAAACATAATCGACGCCGACGCGTCGTTGGCCCCCAACGCCACCGAGTACTTCAAGCTGGACCCCAAACTGGCGGAACTTAAAGCGGAACTTGCCAGCGAAACCGACCCCAAAAAGCGGAAGGCGATACAAAACAACATCAGCACCCGTCAGGGAGAAATCCGCCGTTTGTATGCGGGTGGTGTTGATGAGCAAACCGGCGAAACCGTCTACGGTTATAACGATCTGTCGCGCCCCGAGTTTGGTGGTGGCGCAGGCAAGCTGATGTTCATTATGCTGCGCGATGAGTACCGCAAAACTTTCGACGAGCACTACCGGCTGCTTATGGCGCGTATCAACGCCGCCGATCTCAAGTCTGAGGATCGAATCAAGCTTAAGAGCGCGGTGGAGAAGATGTTCGCTGAAGCCAAGAAGCGTACCATCTACTTCCCCCTGAAACGCTTCGGGGAGTACTGGGTAACGGTCGGTAAGGGTAAGACCGGCGAGTTCCACATGTTTGAGTCGCTCACCGCTCAAGAAGCCTTCATGGCGCAGCTGCGCGAAGCTAAAGATACCCGTGACGTGAGCTCCGGCTTTGGTCGTGACACCCTGCGCAAGGAGCTCACCAAGAACGACGCCAGTGCGGCGCTGAAAAATATTTTGGACCTTATCGCTGACGGTAAGGCGGCAGACGTGGACGTACTGGAGGAGAGTGTCCTTCAGCTGTACCTGACTGCTCTTCCGGAGTCCGACATGCGGCGGCGGTTTATTCACCGTAGCTTCAAGACCGGCTTCAGCACCGACCTGCTGCGCACCTATGCGTCGACCTCCATCGCTTCGGCTAACCAGCTGGGGCGGCTGGCGTTTAACTACAAGTTCGACAACCTTATCACAGCCGGACTCAAGGAGACCGAAGGGCGTCCAAGCAAGGCCAAGCTGGACACTATCACGCGGGAAATGGCGCTGCGCGTGAAGGGGATGCTGTCTCCGGACCCACAAAAAACCATCGACTGGTGGTTGAGCTTGGGCGCTAAGTCTACCTTCTACCTGCTGCTCTCTGCGCCGAAGTCTGCGTTCGTAAACCTGCTTCAGTTACCCATCGTTGGTTTGCCTACGCTTTCTGCTGAGTTTGGTGAGGCTGCCACTACGGCTACGATGGCGCGTTACATGGGTACCTTCCTCACCGGGAGTCGTATGGGTAACCCGTTCAAGGATAAGGACGGCAACCTGAAACTCCAGACACCGAAGTTCACACTGGAGAATAGCCCGTACATCCGAGAGCTACGTAAGACCGACCCTGCTCGGTACGGCGAACTGATGAAGGCGTGGCGTTTCTTTGAAGAGCGCGACGTTACACAGAGCACCTTTACGGCAAGCGCGAACATATACGAGCGTAGTAATAAGCCTTCAGATAAGTTCAGCTTCATGCAGTCTCTGCGCCGTGGCGACACCGCCAGTGCAGCGCAGCTTGCCGTGGCTAACACCGGCCAATTCCTTGGCGCGTCTTTCCATACCTTTGAGCGTATTGGGCGCGAAATCATGGTTATGTCGGCGTTCGACATGGCCTACGAGCGCGCCATCAAGCAGGGCAAGACACCCAAGGATGCCGGTAAGGAAGCACGTGAGCTGGCCGAGAAGCTGACCAGCAAGGCCATGTTCGACTTCTCGAACTGGAACAAGTCACGTTACGCAAAGTCGCGCGCGGGCCGTCTGCCGCTCCAGATGCGCTCGTATAGCCAGTCGATGACGTCGCTACTGCTCCGTAGCTTTGTGGGTATGATACCGCTCCAGAGGAACAAGGGAGGCAAGCTGGCGGCTGCGCGGATGTTCTTTGGTGTTGCCGCGATGACAACGCTCCTCGGCGGCCTGCGCGCTTCTCAGTTCTACATGCTGGCCTTGGGCGCATACGGCATCTACGAGTTCGTCAAGGAAACCTTTGGCGACGATGACGATGAAGAAGAGAAGGAGATCGAAGGCGGTTACGTTTCTCAAGAAACCATCCAGCGGGAGATGCTGAAATTTGCGGACGAGAAGGGCCGAGAGCTGTCCAAGAAGGACATGGATTACTTCATCCGGTCGGTGTGGATTCCGGAGACGTTTGGTCCGGGCGGTACTGTTGCAAACGCACTTGGTCTTAGCGACGAAGCCGCAGCGAAGCTGGCGGCTATGGCTGACATGGGTCTGCCCGCCCTTGGTGGGGTGGATATCTCCAGTTCGGTGTCGTTGAACGACTTGTGGCATTCCACGCCGTCTAAGTCTGATGACCCGGAAGTGATGTTTCTTGAGACCTTGGGTCGTACAGTGCTTGGGCCTTCGGCGGCAGTCGTCGCCGCCCCCTTCCGGTTCTACAAAGAAGCCAACGCGGGTAATTTTGATAAGGCCGTTGAAGCGGTAATGCCCGCCGCCCTGAAGAATATATTCAAGGCTGCACGTCTGGAGGAAGAAGGTCTGGTCGTCGGTAAAAACCGCGACATCGTTCTCAAGGACCCTAGCTTCTACGACGTTTATACGTTGGCTTTGCAGTCGGCGGGCTTCACCGAGGCCAGCACTTCACGAGATATGCAGCTCAGCATCAAGGAAGGGGAGATCGAGGAAGAGGTAGGCAAGCAGGCAACCGACTTGCTTGACCAGCGGTATCGTGCAGTGCTGGAGTTCAACAAGAAGCCCACGGACGAGAACCTAAAGGGCTGGAAGCGCGTCGAGCGGGACATCACCGTCTACAATATGAACTACCCCTCGAACACTATCACCGATGAAGACAAGGACAAGTCGTTCCAGAGCAAGAGCAAGATGGCCGGGGAGCGCGCTTACGGGCTGGGCTTCAACCCGAAAATCCCCGTGCGCCAGCCGTTGGCGGAGCAGCGCGCCAACGAGATGCTGAAGGAGAAATAAAAAATCCCGCCGGCGAGGTCGGGGAGGGAGACCTACAGCCGGCGGGAGAGGGTGCAACACGGAAGGAGCAAACTTCCAGCTCCGCTATTATCTCAGAGTCTCCAGAGACGCAATCCCTTAATGGACTTATACGTCTCTCCTCGAACAAATACGGCCACCTCCAGACGCTGCGCCTCTTGGTAGACGTTGTCCTTGCCCGCTTGGGTATCCAAACAGGGGATAAAGACTGAGTGCCCCTTCGGAAAGGTCACCCAGTCTATGTCGTAGAAGACACCCTCAATCTTCATTGGGCTTGGTGTATACCTCCAAGTCGAGCATATCCTCGTCCACCTTTAGGTACAGGCAGTGAACGGGGTCCACCGTAACATTGGTGCCCTTAGTCAGACGGTAGGTGTCGCTCTTCAAAAGGCGGCCCTTCTCCTTCAGCTTGCGCGTCGTCTCCGCGTAGCTGATCTGGAACCGCACACAATATTCCTTAAACTGCTTGACCGAGACGTACATCATCTTGGTGTTCGGCTCGATACGCACCAGCAGCTCACCCTTGGGTTCGCGCTTCGGCAGCGGCTTGGCCTTGCTGCGCGCATCGCCGTCGTCGATGACCAAGATGTTCTGTATACTGCGATACAAGTAGTCGCCCAGAACCTGCTCGACGTCATCCAGTGGGGCTTCGGTCTCTCCGCGCATAATCTCAAGCCGTTGGCAGACCCACAGATAGATGCGTTTCAGGTCCCAAGTAATCAGACCACACTCTTTGGCGTAGATGGCCCCGACGAGGTTGGCAGCGATGGTGGCAGACCAGAAGCGCTCACGGGGGAGCAGCTTCAGCTCCCGGTCGATCTTGGCCTGTGTGCTCTCCAGTTTCGCCAGCACCTCTGGCAGCTTGGAGATGATGTGCCGCAGGAAGATAGGACCAGCGTGGCCGTAGTTCTCCATCAACACCATGTCGAACATCTGCTTGCCGTACTCGGTGCCGACAGACTCAACGAGACCGATGGGGTACTCGATGAGGCGCATCAACTCACCTTCTGGAGCGCGTTTCAACACCGACAGCTTTTCCGCGAACGATGCGTTGGCCGTGGACACAGTGATGGTCTGCCATGTGGTGTTGTTCTCGCGCAGCTCGTTGGTGCCCGACACCATGCGCTCTTTGCCCTTGCCGTTAGACAGACCGTAGAGCAGCTCGGAGTACTCTTCTGGCGACATGTTGGTCAGCTCGTCCATGGTTGCGGGCAGGTTGTTGAGGATACCCACCCAGAGCAGTCGCCCGTTAAGCGTGTCCTTCTGCGCCAGACGCAGGTTCTTGGGGTGTCCGTAGACGCTGTTGACCAAGTTAAGCACGGTCGACTTACCCGTACCAGAGCGTGGGTTGTACAAGTTGATGACCGCACCAGTCTGGTTGAGGAACTTCAGAAGCGGAGCGCCGAAGGCACTCAGCGCTGCGAACGCATGGGGCTCCATACCCGGCACGTTAAACATCGCCGCTGCTTCTTTCCACTTATCCAGCGTACCCACCGGACCAATGAACTTGGCCAACTTCTGCGTGACCTTTGACGGCGGCGAGTAGACATGCCCCGTCGCGGTAATCTCTTGGTCGCCAATGACGAACCGGCTGTTGTTCTCTACCCATCCAAATTGCTGTCTCATGATTTCTGCCTTATCCTTCTTTAGGCGCATATCCGCCGATGACATGATGTAGTCGTGTAGTATGTTGGCTTTCTTCCCCCGCAGGTAAGCACCCCCGTCCGCCATTATCTTGCGGAACTCGTCAAAGACCGAGACCTTCATCATAGGGAGCGTGAACTCCCGTATCCCGTCGTTGGGTAGGTGCAGGCGAATAAGCACGTGGTCTTTGTATCCCCCGTCAACGCGATCCGTGATGCGCTTCACCACATACAGGTCAAAGGGATAGACACAGATTGGGTCCGGTTGCTCTCCGGCTTCGTTCTTTTGTGGCATTACCCAGACACCGCCGCCTTCGCCACGGTAGTAGGGTGTGGGGTACTCAGGTATCTCGAACGTCCGGACCTCTCCTAGTATCTCCTCCACCTTGGTATTGTTGGCAGCCACCTTGGGGATTTTACCTAGGTCGCGCGGACCGAAGATTTTGCCGAAGTGCTTGCACCCTTCGCAGCGGTCCGGGCTTGTAGCCTTGTACCGGGCGCAGCTAGTCGCCTTCCGGATGGTGGCTACCTTCCTGTCCACCTCTTCCGGGTCGTAGTCGGGGTGGCCTTCCGACATCAGGTGAACCGCCGTGGAGGCATCCTCGCACAACGCCGCCACCGACAGAGCGTAGAACCACTCGTTGTAGTCCACCGTCTCCCTATTAGTGTAGGCGTGAGCCAGTTGAGCGCAGCCATCACCGCTGGCGGTCCGCTTCATGATACGCTTGAAGCTGTAGCCCACCCCGTCCAGCATAGCCTGCTGCTGGGGCGGGGCCTTGAAGTTCGGATCGAAGATGGACTTAGCCGGCGCAGGGGGTGTTACCCCTAGCAGCGCACAGAAGTCGTCGAAGTCGATATAGTCCCCGACATGCGCCACGGTAACAGAAGCCTGCCCGCCGCGCTTCAGGTTGAACGTGCCCGGTACGCGCAGGATACGCGCTGCCTCAAAGACCTTCTCGTCTACACGCAGCCCTTGGGTGCGGCAGACCTCGCGCAGCCGGGAAGCCACTGGCTCCCATTGTGTGCGGCTAACTTCTTGGTTCAGCGCCCAGTAGACGTGCCAGCCATGGCCGGAGTCCACCAAGGTAGGACGGGGCAGACCTACGGTCGTGCAGAAGTCCCGCAGCGCTTGAAGCCCCTGCCCTTGGTCGTCGTAGTCCTTCTTCGGACCGCAGTCGATATCTAGCCAGAAAGCCTTGAGAGCTTGTACGTTTTCCTGAGTCCTGCTGGTTGGCTCTACGTATTTTGCTACACCGAAATATACATCTCTGCCCCCACGTAAATAAGTCTCGATTGCTGCGTCCGCCTCTTCTCGGGTCGGTACGAGCGTCTGCCGTACATACCCGTCCTTGATACCGACAATGGCGATATGGCCAGACGCGGGCTGGACGTGCTGTAGAAGGTCGAAGTCCATAGGGCGTCACTCACCGCTGCGGGGAAAACCCGCCAGTTCTGCTCTCTTTGCGTGTGTTAGTCGAGACTGGCTAAAAACTTCTCTACCGCTTCCCGATGGGACTCGGCAGGGTCGTACGCGCCTACGAACCAGTTATAGATCGTTTGGCGCGTCACCCCTAGGGTCCCGGCGACTTCCGCCACCGGGACACGGCGATTGATGCAAGCTTTGCCCAACCGCACTCCTAGACGGGACTGGTCCCCTTTCCAGATAGCCTCGGCTACTTCGATACTGTAGCCGCGCATGGCTTACTCTCCCTCGTCCTCACCATCATCCAGCCATGAAGCCATGGCCTGCTTCAGCTCGGGCTTAGCGGTAGTAGTGTCGGCCACGTTACGCTTAGGCGCAGGGCGCTTCACCGGGGCAGCAGGAGTTTCCTCCTCGTCCTCATCATCACCAAAGGGGTTACCAGCAGGTGCAGCGGGGACAGCCTTGGCTTCAATAACCTTCGGCTCGGCAGGAGCAGCGATAGCCTTAGTGGCACCGCCGGCTTCCACCACGGAGAGGCCCACGTAACGCTTGGTCTCCGGGTCTTCCTGTGCAGCGTCCACAAAGCCAGCTTCCACCTCGGTCAGCAGACGGACGGGAGTGAACTTCAGCTTCATGGTGTCCGCGTCGAGGTCGTACATCACACGGGTGACGACAGTATCCACAGCTTCGCCGTTGGCCATCAGGAACTTCTTGTAGCTCTCGAACGGGTGGACGTTGTCGGTGCCCTTACCAAAGAGCGAAGCAGCCGGGATTTGCATCTGGTAGACTTCACCAGACGGGTCACCAACCACCAGCACAGCGATACGGCGCAGGAAGCGACAGGCGCGGCCCTTACCGTTCTCACCAGAGCCATCAACGTTCTTGGGGCAAGCAGCGCAGGAGGAAGCGGGCTTACCAGCGGCCTTGGCATCCGGAGCCTTGCCGTCATTCGACCAGCAGTCAGGCAGCGTAGCCTGCGCGCTGGGGTCATACTTGGAGGCGTAGAACTGGCGCGACGGCTCAGCCAGCAGGTCGACGACGATGACGTCCAACTGGTGCGGGACTGCCTTGCCAATCTGCTCACCACCCACGATACGCTTGAAGGTGCCGTTGGTGTTCAGCGCGATGCGGCGCAGGCTGCCGCCGTTGCTACCCATCTTGTCCAGCAGCTTAGACTGGCGGCGGACGGTAGGCAGGTTGGACGGGTCTTGGAAAATAGTCAGGTTGCTCATGGTTATTCGCCCTTTTTGGTGGGTTTGCGGACTTGGATTACGAACTTGCGGTCGAGCTGAAGGCCCGCCGGCATCAGGTCTGGGTTCTCGTCCAGCACCTGCTGCATGTTCCCGTTATGGATACGCTTTTCGAGGATAAACGGGATGTTATTCTCGACCACGAAGTTGTACATAGACTCCCAATCGTTAGTCCAGTAGCGGGTCTGAACGCGACGGGACACAGTCCCCATCGGGGTCTTAACGCTATCCAGATTGTGCGCGTTGCAGAACTCCAAGATAGCGGCGGAGATAACCTCAAGGCTTTTCTCCAGCTTCTCCATCTGCGACTCGAAATCTTCTTTACGCTTGGCGATGGCGTCACGCACCTTTCGGTACGCCTCCACCATCTCTTCGATACTCACTGAGTCCGACATGGTTTGCTCCTTCGGTTGCCGGGGTTGCTTATGTAGCAGCGGTCTTAGACCGTGTCAAGTATGTTTCTATACAGGTCGATCAGCCGCTCGTGGTTTTCAATGTTGCCCTGAAGCATCTTGTACAGGCGGGACTCCACCTCGCTGCCCCGGATGTGCATGATCGTCATGGCGTTCTTCTGGCCGGGACGGTTGATGCGGGCGTTGGCTTGGAGGTAGGTCTCCACCGATGTTACAGGTGCGTACCAGATGATTGTGTCTGCTGCCGTAAGGGTAAGGCCGTGGCTGGCGGCCTGCGGCTGGATAACCAGCACCTTCGGGTCGGGGTCGTTCTGGAACTTGGTGACGATATCGCTGCGGCGGTTGACCGGCACCTTACCACTAATGATAGCGCAGCTGATGCCTTCCTTCTCCAGTCTGGCTACCAGTATGTTGATGGTGTGGGTGAAGGGTACGAAGACCAGCACCTTGTTGGACGTCTCGTTGATAATCTCCAGCACCGCCGTGATACGGTTGGAGACGTCAAACTCCAGCACTTGCCCATCGTCCGTGTAGACCGCGCCTCCGCTGATCTGGAGTAGCTTGTTCACCCGTCCGGCGGCGTTGACGGCGCTGACCTCCTCGCCTGCTGCCTCGATGAGTAGCTGGCTCTTGAGCTGGTTGTAGTACTTCTTCTGCTGGGGGGTCATCTCCACCTCCCGCTCGACGTGGACAACGTCTGGCAGGTCGAGGCAGTCCTTCTTCTCGAACCGTATCGCCGGCTGAAGCATCTCATGCACGACCTTGTTCGCGTGAGGCTTGGGTGCCCACTTGAACTTGCTGACCGACATCATCACGCTGTCGCGGAAAGGCCCAAAATATTTCGGGCACTTGGGTGTCTCCAAGAGCCGCGCCAGACCGTACGCGTCCAGTGGTGATTGTGCTGCTGGCGTACCCGTAAGCATCCAGACTCGTGGCTTAGTTTCCTTCACGATCCTGTTCAGGATTTTCCAGCGGTTGGTCTGGGCGTTCTTGTATGCCGACGCCTCGTCTACGACGATGAGGTCGAACCCCCCAGCCATGATTGCGTCTAGCGCGGTTGCCACGCCATCGAAGTTGATGACGACAATATCTGCCCCGGCTTGGATGACCTTCTCGCGCTGCTTGGCGCTACCGTGTGCCACGCTACACGACCGGTGCATGGCAAACTTAAAGACGTCTTGCTGCCATGCCGACTTCATGATGGACAGCGGGCACAGCACAAGGACGCGCTTCACAAGCCCCTTCTTCATCAGGTAGTCAGCGGCCCAGATGACGCTGGCGGTCTTACCCGTACCTTGCTCGTTGAAGCAGAACGCCCGCTCGCGCAGCGACAAGAACGAAGACGTAATCTTCTGGTGGTCGAAGGGGGTATAACGCCCGGTCCACTTATAGTCGCGCAGGATAGGCGATGGGGCATCTATCCCCAGCTTCACCAAGGCTTCCGCTTCCTTGTGTCCCCAGTTCACCAACACCCCTTCGCTGGTGTTGGCGCTCTTCTTGATCTGGCTGGTGACCACAGACGGGTCGTCGACGCTGACGAGCAGCGCCTTGTCTTCAATAATCTGCACTAGTTTGCTCCTAGCTTGTTACTTCGAGCGTTTACGCTCTCGTGCGCTAACCTCCGACACGAGGTTGCCCTTGCTGTCCCGCTTGAACGAGCGGTTCTTAGACTTCGGCTCGGCCCGCAGACCATCACCGTTGGTGCCGCCCTTATCAAACGCACGGACGTGGGCCACGTCCATGCCATCACCCTTCTTGACCTTGCCGGTCTTCATGAGCTTGGCTCGGGCAGCGTTACGCTTGGCCCGGTTCTTCTTCTGTACCGGGGTGCCTTGGTACGACTGGTATTCGAGTTCATAGTTGCGTTTTTTCGGCATGTTCAACCACCTTCCTGCACCAGTCTATGTACTCCGCTAGGGGAGTATCTGACCTCCACACGTTTAACACAACGCATACGAGTTGCACATTACTCGGTACGTACCCCAGTTTGGGGTCGATCCGGTCAAGGCTGGCGTTTGTACGTGTCTTGGTGCCCTTTTGTAGAGTACATGTTAGCGGTTGCCCGGATAAAGCACATCTACCCTGCTGATGCCCCAATATAGCCAGACAGTCTTCTGGGGATATGACGCCCTTACGGTGCTTCTGGTTACAAAGCCGCGTAAAGTACTTGTCCCAACGACCGCTTATACGTATGTACTGCCTAGGGGTGTTTTCCGCGCCGCAGATTGCCTTTTCTTTGCACCGGGTCGAACAATACTTATGCACACCGGACTTTGGTGTGAAGGACGTGCCACAGGAAAAACAATCCTTGGGCTTCCAGTTTGCGCTATCGTGATGCCATCCAGCCATACGTGTAAAGTACGATAATTACCACAGAGGGTCAATCGCCATCCTCTACCTCCTTCGTCTCGAAGTACGGGGCCAGCAGTGTGACGACTCGGCCCGTCGCTAACGACTTACCTTCTACCACATCCGGCCACGCTTGGCTCGGCCCAACTATATGGTAAAGGTAGTAGAGGTAGCCGTGCTTGTTAGCCCTACGCTGGTGGTAGTCATCAAGCTCCGACTTCAGGCTAAGCAGTTGCATCAGCGCCTCCGTGGTCGCCAGTGTTCGCACGTCTCGACCGGACACCAACCGCACAGCCCGCTAGGGTTGGCGTTCCACACGCCGTTTTCCTTAGCCGCCTCCAGCCGGTCCAGCTGGTCGTCGAACACACCCATGTAGGTGGGCAGGTGCTGCCTGTGATGAATCTTCCTCGGCATCTCCTGACTGACAACGTACAAGAGAGCAGAGTTGATGGTCTCTACCTTGGGGAAGTGGACGAACACAGCACCCGCCAGCAGGTCCAGTTGTTTGATGTCTGCGTACTTGGCGTTCTTGCCGGTCTTGTAGTCCACCAGCCATGCCTTGCTGCCGTTCACAATGAGCAAGTCAGCGATGCCCCGGTACCAGACGTCCTTGTCAAAAAAGCCTCGCGGCTCCAACGCCTTAGACACGCCGATCTTGATTTCGGCGTACTTGGTACCTTGCTTCTTCGCCAGCGGCTCCACGATGGGACGCATGAAGGCGAACTTCTCGGGGATAGGTGTGCCGTTCGTAACGAATAACTCAGCAGCTTCGTGGACAGCGGTCCCGTAGTCAGCAGCTTCCCCCGGCTCGTCCTTGACGTCCTTGACCACCTTCAGGTGGAAGTACTTCTTCGGGCATTGATCGAAGGTTTTGATAGCTGAGTAGGACCAAGCAGTCATCAGGTTGTGAGCTCCCGCGCTAAGCGCTTTATGTTTGCCAGTAGGTTAGCGTTAGCATGTTGAGAGCCTTCTGTCTTCTTACCATGGGGGTATACCCCCGCCAGCCGCCCGCTCAAACGCACCTTGTAGTGCTTGGAGCCGGTCTCGACTTCCCACGGTAGCCCCGTTTCGTTAAGCGCCTGTTTTACTTTTACGTCTAGTTTCATAACACCTCCGGTGTGGGGGGCGACCGGAGCCGCCCCCATCCGTATTACAGTCGGTCTGCGACCAGCTTGGCATAGCCGGCGATATCAAGGAAGTTGTCCTTGTGCGTCGGGTTGCCGTACAGGGTACGCCCCATCTTGTGGGCGATCATCTCCATGCTCTCACGCATGTCAGCGTCCATGGCTTCCCAGCTGGGGCTGCTCCGCATGAGGTACTTCACACCCTGAATGAACTGCGCCTTGCTGGCGTAGTCACCGTAGTCCTTACCACGCTCCGTCAGGACCGTGTCTACGTTGTCAGCGTGTGCCTGTTGGCCACAACATTCCACTACTTCCCTAGGCCCTTCTTGCGTATCAAGTTCAAGCTTCGACTGCTGGTTCCGGTAGTTGGGATTAGACGCCAGCTCCGACTGCAATATCCGATACATGGGGGCAGACTCAATCCCCCGCTTGGCTGGCTTGGCCGGCGCGTAGTGCGGCGCAGTGATCGGGTCTTCGACTAGGTCTTTCCACAACCTACGGGTGTCAACCACAAGCGCCGTGCTACAGCCTATGGCTTTAACGACACGGGCGTTACTGCACTGAGGGTGCGCTTGAATATACTTCAGTATCTGGCTCGTCTTGGAGTTTGGAAGGTAGTTTGGGTTGTTCTTGCGCGTGTCCAACTGGAAGACACGCCAGACCACCTTGGTGGGTATACCCAGCTTACCGGCGACCGCCTTGATTTCGTCTTCAGGGTGGGCGTCCAGAAAGGTTCTGATTTTGTTGTAGTTGTAGTCGGGTACAGCTTGTCTATTCATGGTTTGCTCCTACTTCAGGTTGCCACCGCTCTTCAGGATATCACCGTCGTACGTATACGTGCCGGTGTGTGTCAGGCGGACAAAGGGGTGGGCATAGACTTTGCCGCCATGCTTCCGCCACAGCTCACAGAAATGGTAGTCCTCCGACAGAAGGGCTCCGCTCTCGTCGATACTGGTAGCGAAATACTCATGGGTGAGCGGCTTAGCGTACTCACCCGTATCTGGGTCTTGGAAGGATGACACTCGGTAGGTCGGGACGTGCGGCTTGAGATGCTCGAACACGCCGCGCTTGATAAGCATGAAGCCAGTTCCACCATGGCGGACCTCGATGCACCCGCTCTCGTCGGACTCAGCGTCTGCGCCGCCAACCATGTTGAACACGAACGCCCCAGCGTGATGCTCTAGCTCATCCAGCTTGCCTGCGCTTGCAGCGCGCTTGACGCTATCCCAGTTCACTTCCTTCTTGGGGTAGATGCCACAAGCGATGTCCCGGTCAGTGAGCATAAGCTGCGCCACTGCGCCCCCGTCAAAGCCAATGTCGGCGTCGATGAACATCAGGTAGTCGTGGCCGCTCTCAAGGAACACACGCGCCAACTCGTTACGGGCGCGAGTGATAAGGCTCTCGTTGGTGATCTGGCACCACGCCACATGCACCCCCAGCTCACGCATCTTGGCGACCGTGAAGAGCAGACCTTGCACATACGCACCTGTGCACATGCCACCATACATAGGGGTAGCAATCATCAAGCTCGGGCGTTTGGCCTCGACCGGCTTCACCTTGATTTCATCACTCACTTCATCTGCTCCTTCTTATGGGCGTAGACCTGCCGCGCAGCGGCGGCGAGGGTCACGCCGAAGTGCTCAGCGATCTCCTCAAAATACTTACCCGCTACGTACATATCCCAAGCCACCTGCCGCTTTTCAGGCGTCCACCAGCCAGCAGGCTTGCGGGGGCGACTGACAATGTTACCCGTCACTTCTTACGCACCGCAAACTGGCGACCGATATGTACAATGTCAAGCCCTTCAGCGAAGACGTTCACAAAGAAGTCCGTAGCCAGCTTAGGACGGTGAAGGATGTCGCGGCTATCACCCCACAGGTAATCGTCGAACACCATCAAGCCGCCCTGCTTCAGCAGCGGCCATGCCATGCAAGCGTCGGTCAGCACATCCTTGGCGGTATGGCTGCCGTCGATATAGATGAAGTCGAAAGACGGGTGGTCTTCGGGAGCTTCCACCAACCAGTGAGCAAGCTCCTGCACGGATGTGGACTTGTGCTGGAAGATACGGCGGCGCGGGAACTTCTTTGCCGCGACAACCAGATTGTGCCGGAACCGATCTTCAATACCCTGCACGGTCTCAGCGCTGTGCTCCTCGCTGCCTTCCCATGTGTCGATACAACGAAGGTTATCACCCTCGGTCATCATGTTCTCGGCCATCCAGACGGCGCTGCGGCCCTCGAACGAACCAATCTCAAGGAAGTTACGTTGCCCCGGCGTACCCGGTAACAGCGTAGCAAGCTGCTCCCACACCGGGATGTTGAAGCTGAACCAGTCTTGCGTGAATGTGTATTCGGTCATTTGCTCTCTCCTATTCTGGTACACGTTTGAAGTTAGTGGTGGGGATTAGAACTACCTGCTCGACGTCCATCGGGTCGCCCCGGTCGTAGCGCCCACCCGTGCTTACGGTGTGTTCAGTAGGTAGTTGAATAACGCCAAGCTGGTCGGTCCACTGCACAGCCAGAAGCGCATCCATGTTATGGTTGGTTGCGCCACACAGTGCGTCGTACTTATTTTTGCTAAGCATGTAGGTAGGGTATCGGCTGCGCTCGTTCTTTCTGGTTTTCACCTCGACCACGCACTTGCGGTTACTGAACGAGAACATGCCATCATAGAACGCATACTCCTCGGTGGGCACCTCTGCCTCCAACCCGAACGCCCGCCCCAGCTTACTCAGGACGTAGTGCTGGTTGCCACGATCAGCCGCGCTTTCGTATTTCGGCCTACTCACCATGGTTTGCTCCTTTCTCGGCGTACTTCTCCTTCAAAACCTCGTCGTAGCAGTCTTGTGCCAAATGGATTACGTCGTTCAGAAAGTCCGCTGCAATAATCCAGTCCTCTTCCAGTAGCTTACGGAAGTCGTCACCTATAATTCGCCCTTCTTCGCCGTTCCAACGGAACCTGAGTTTAATCTCACCCGCCATAGCTTGCTCCCATCTTGCTCTCACAGTTTAACGGCAACGCCGCTGCCCACTTCGGGCGGATACGCATACATTGCTCAACGAACGCACGCGCCTCGTTAGCTTCCTCCTGCGGTGCTACCACCACCACGCTATCGTGGACGGTCATGGCTACCTTGTACCTCCGGGCGATCATCAGCATCTGGTTAGCGATGATGATGCGGGCCAAGGCTTGGCAGATATTCTCTACACACTTGCCGCCGTATATCCGCGTAGGGATAACCGCTCGGCCCTTCTTGGTGTCGTACACCATCTCCTGCTTATTCTTGTCGTTCAGGATAAGTCGCAGGTTGGGATAGCGCAGGCGCAACAGGTTGGGTAGGACGATACCCCCGGCGACAGCCAGCTTCATACCCTCACCAATCGACGTGAGGTTATCGACTACCAAGGACTCCAGCGCGTCACCCGTATCCCGCCACAGTTTGGGGATGTGAGGGTAGGTCTCCCGGTACACCGCGATGATGCGCTTGCACTCGTCCAGCTCCATGGTGACACCGAAGGTCTTCAACTGCGCTTGGAACTTAGCCGGCCCCATGCCGTAGCCTGCACCTAGGATGGTAGTCTTACCCACGAACCGCTGCGAGTCGGTGACCGCTTCGATATCTACGCCGTAGATGGATGACGCCATGATCTTGTAGACATCCTCACCCTTGTCGAACGCCTCAACCAAGTCCCACTGCCCAGCCAGCCACGCCAAGGTGCGCGCTTCGATCTGGCTGGAGTCGCAGTCTATAACCACGTAACCGGGAGGTGCCTTGATGGCCTTCTTCAGCGGCGACTTGCGCGGCAGGTTCTGGAGGTTGACCTTATCGTCGCCACCGAACCGCCCAGTGTGGGCTGCGTAGTAGCGCAAGGGAACAGGCAGCAGACCACGCTCAGAGATACCGATGAACCGCTCGGTCCTTGTCTCTTCCAACGTAGACTTTACCCCTAGCCGTGCAGCCACAATGGCCTGCACCTGCTCGCTCTCATGCTCCAGCAGCGCCTTGAACTCCTCGTCGCTCTTGGCAAACGCAAAGGTCTCCTTGCCCGTTGTCGGGCTGATTTTCATGGGCGGCTCGACGCCATGGAACTCCAGAAGCTCGGCCAGCTTCGGGTTGCTCATCAGCTCGGCCTTGTCGTAGTTCATCTTGGCCATGAGCGCTTCCTTGTGCGCCTTCACCGCCTCAAGATGCGCTTCCAGCGCCGCCTTGTCCAAGGCCAACACCGGCTCGGTGAACATACGCATGGTCAGGTCGATTAGCTGAAGCTCCTCCTTGGGGAACCCCTCCAGCAACTTCATCGCCAGCTTGTACGTCATATCAGTGTCGTTGATGCAGTAGTCCCCGTACGCCGCTAGCTCTTCCGGCGTGAAGTCCAGCCGGCGCTTGCCCAGCGCGTTGATAACCTCGGTGCCCTTGACGCCCAGCCCGTACCGCTCGGCAGCTTTGGCTAGACTGTTACCCGCATCAGGTCCGTCGATAGCCCGCAGCATAGCTAGAGTATCCACTATACGCTTGGGTCGGATGTCGAACCGCCAGTTCATGATGGCCATATCGAACATCGCGTTGTGAGCGATGGCGATGCTGTTGGCCCAGTCGAACCTATCCAGCCAAGCCTTGGTCTGCTTGGCTGTGCCGGAGAACCACTGCGCCGGCTCGTCGTCCACCTTTACGGATACGCCGATAGCCTCAAAGCGCGAGTCACGGACGTACTCCTCCGTTGTGATCTTGGAGAGACTATACTGCTGGCTGTAGTAGGTCTCGAAGTCTACGGTCAGGACGGTCATTGCTTATCCCCATCGCGGTCGAAAGACCGCTTAATCAGTATGTAGCTAGGGGCTACAATCAGTGCGACCACCGTCCAGAAAAGTATCGGGTCATGCATCGGCCTGCTCCCTCGCTGCTATTGCTTTAGCCTGCCACAGGTGGCCCTTGGCCCGCTCGGACAGCACCACTGGTCTCATTGCCCCGTCAGGGTAGCGCCAGTAGAACCTACGGTTGTGGATGACGACACGTCCTGCTCCGCTAAGGCGGCGTTTGATTTTTGTAGCCATGTATTCACCTTCTGAAATGCGCCTAGCTCGTCCACGGCTGCAATTATGCTGCGCGATGTGTACACGGCTGGCCTTTGTTCCCCCTCCGGATGCACGGCGACGATGGTCCACCGGCCTTCTTGCTTAGTGAAGTATACGTAGAAGTAGGGTTCGTTTTCGCTAGGGTATCGTGCTGGTTGCATTTCGACTGTTGACCTCCCTTTGCCTCTTCTCAACCTCGAACACAGCGGCGTCGACAATCGCCATCCAGCTAAGGAGAGTGACAACGACGATGACCACGCTCCAAGCCGCCAGCCTTACTATCATCGCAGGCTCCTGATTATCTCGCGGATGCTGTCCCAGTTAGCCTCGTTCACGACTGCGGCTACGCCGCCTGCGCTACGGATTTGCTCAATCTCATGCACCTGAAGCGCTGTCGGCTTGTTGGTGCCGGCCTTGCACTCGATAGCCAGAAACCTCCCCGCTACGCAGCAGATGATGTCGGGAACACCGCTCCGTCCATATCCGTGCGTAGCAGGGAAGAAGTAGTAGACACCCTCCTCACGGAGGATTTTGACTACCTTGGCTTTGACCTTGCCTTCTGGGGTAAGTGCCATCGTTTGCTCCTTGGGGAGATGACGATACCAAACCCAGAGACAGTGTCAAGGTTTCCTTACTCGGGTAAGCAAATTAATCAAGCAAGAAAAACGTCTCGCTATCTACGCGCATACCGACACCAGCGACGAACGCCTTGTCTTCCATGAGCTTCAGCATACCCAAGTTGGCGCGCTGCTTCTCAGTCAGCTGATCGAAGGTAACAACACTAGACGGTTTGTCATGGCGTTGCATCACCATCCGATCACCGTGCATGAACAAGGTGACGGCCCCGTCGTTCGTCAGTGAGTGATACGCCTTGGAAACTGCCTCGTGCTGCTCACGCAGTTCTCGCAGGTCGATATGATCGCAGCCAGTGGTGTACGACTTGAGTGTATCCCAATTGTCCTCGATGTATGTAGCTAGGGCTTTCATCGCCTTCTGCTTGGAGGATGAGTATGTGAAGCTAGTGTTGCTGTACACATTGTTAAGAACACCAGTGATTTTCTTGGCTGCATCCACGGCCAGCTCGTCGAGTGACTTGACGCCGAACGAGTCCAGTACCTTCTTAGTGGCAACGGCCACCTTGATGCTGAAGCTGCCGCTACCACGCTGCCTGCTTGCTTCCACACGGTGGTTGTTCAGGCAGTAGCGGTCCTCACCCGTGCGCCAGTGGCGCTCGGTCCACACACGGCCAAGCTGCTCGTCGCCATCGTACACGTCGAAGCAACGCAGCTCTTGTCTCTCGTTATCGTAGACGCGCTCGGTACTCTTGAACCGCCATGTTGGGCGCTTCACCCGCAAGGCGTCAATGAACCGGGCCATGGTAGGATGCACAACGGCGGTGCCTTCCTTGCCATAGCTTACCCAGTTTTTGTTGAACTCCAGCACCACAGAGGTGCCACCCATCGGGTAGAAGTACTCGTTCTTGATGTCGTCGATAAACATGTGCTTGCTCCTCAGTTGCTATCCCAGTGGTGATAACCCTCACCACGTCCAGTATCGTAAGCGTCCTCGCGCTCCTCATCGGCGCGCTCCACCAGCACCATGGCGAGGTCTCGCCAGTCGGTATCGGTGTCGGTGCCGTACTTCACCCAGCGCTTCAGCCCCGCCCAGTCGAGGGTGCTGAAGTAGGCGTAGTCTTTCTTACCCATTGGTCTGCTCCTTCTTCGTTAGGCCCAGCGCGTACAGGCGCTGGCGCAGGTGACTGGGGCTGAAGCCCCACAGGCCAAGCACGTCTCGGCCATAGGCCGCGCACTCTTTGTTAAGCTCCTCCTCAAGAGCGCGCAGCTTGGACTTGCTCTCGTCGTACTCA